GTTGACCGCGGGCCAGAACATCGACACGCATACCACCGGCGGCGACTACAGCCGTTGGGTGCTCGAGCGGCTAAAGGAATGGGGCTGCTGATGCACTCCCGCGTCGCCGATGCGCTCTGTGGCTACGGCCTGGGCGTCATCACCGGCATGGGCCTCGCCGCGGCGTACCTCTTCAGCATCGCGGCGCGGGTGCTGGGCGAGCGCCCGCTGGAGCTGCTCGCGGCGTGGCTGCGCAGGCGGTGATCACCTGGCGCGCGGCGGCTCGGGCCCGTCGCGCAGCTCGAGGCCGTCCACGTGGCGCCCGGTGCGAAGGCGTACGGGTACGTCGCGAGATTCGACCGCCGCCCTGGGCGTGGCCTTCTTGGCCGCGTCGATCCAGGCGTCGCGCGCGGTGCGGGTCTGGAACCGGAAGATCACCGCGCCCTCGCGCGCGTAGCAGTGGTGGGGCATGCCCGCAGCCTATCTCTTCTTGCCCGAGAACCCAGCCACCCCGCGCCCGCTGAGCCACCTTCGGGCCTCGCTGACCGCCACGCGGCCATCCTCCACGGCGATCTCTCCCTGCGCGGCCAGCATCTGCACCTGCCGCACCGACAGCGACGCGAGCGCGGCGAGGCCGCGCGTGCTGACCGGCTGACCGCGATCGAGCGCGGAACGCGCGAGCGCCGCTGCGATCACCACGCCGACGGGCTCGTCCAGCTCCGCCAGGGCGGAGAGGTCCACGGAGAACCCGGGCGACGCGGCCGACGAATAGAGGGCGCGGCACACGTCGGCGATGGCCTCGTCGGCCTCGTCCACGTCGCCACCAGCCTGAGCGTAGCGCGCGAGGTCCGAGACGGTGGACGCGAGGTCGCAGGGCCCGTTCTCACGCAGAGTCATCCCCAGCGCAAGCGCCAGCCGGGTCACGTGGCCGCGCACCTGGTCGGCGACCTCAACGCCGAGTCGGTCGGGATCGATGCGGGAGAGCTGCGGCTGCGAGGACTGTCGGGGCATGGTGTCTCCTGGGAAAGCCGGTCGTTGCCCGGTGGCCGGCACCCGGTGGACGCCGCGCCCCAGAGGAGCGAGGCGTGGCGTGCGGTCAGAAACGCTCGGAGCGGTGATCCTCGATCGTCGCGTGGCGCTTGGTGCAGTCGTCATCGGCCGGGCAGCACTGGTGCTCTCCGGGACCGCAGTGGCAGGCCGTCCCAATCTCGCGCACCGTGCCATCAAACGGCCCCGCCACCTCGGCGGCATGGACCTGGTCGCGGTATCCGGCATCGCGCGCCATCGCGTCGAGCGCGCCCTCGGCGGTGTCGGCCTCGTAGGTGCCCATGTCCACGCCTGCGCTGCTGGTGATCTGGTAGGCCATCATGGTTTTTTCTCCTCGTGTCCCGGCTCCCACCGGGCGACCGCGTCGTGCGATCGTGAGAGGAGTATAGCGCACGATTTCGCCGAGTCAATGCGAAATCAGGCGAAATTGATTGCTGCCCCATCAAGGGGCACGGCGCCACGCCAGCGCCCGCCGCGCGAGCCCCGCGATCTGCTCGCAGGCGGTCCGGCACGCGGTCCAGCTGCGCGCCTGCTCGGCGAGGTCCTGGCAGCGCAGCAGCTCCGCGCGGAGCCGGCGCACCTCGGCCTGGGCGGCGGGCAGCGTCGCCGGCACGTCGTCGGGGTCGGGCTGGTCCCACCACTCAGCGTCGGGCATCGCCGGAGACTACTCCGGCTCTCCGGCCGGCGGCTCGATGCCGGGCCGCATGTTGGTCTTGCCGAGCGCGTAGAGATGCCAGTTCGCCAGGGCGGCCGCGGCCGTGATGATGCGGTGGCGCCGCTTTGCATTCTGACCGCCGCAGTCGCACCGCGCGCCTGCCGTGCACGCATGGTCCCAGGTGGAATCGCTGCACTGGGGATCGGTGCAGTCGAGGCTGCCGCTGCCGCCACACTTCTCGCAGGGCGGGTTGTGCAGCGCCTTCCCGGCCAGATAGCCCACCAGCCAGAACCAATCCGCGTCGCTCTTGCCGGTGTCGTAGTCGGTGCCCCACCGCTCGCGCTGGTGCGCGGCTTCGAGTTGCACGGCCTTCACGAAGTCGACGACCTCGGGCGTGTTGAGCTCTCGCTTGAGGCGCTCATTCTCCGCCTGCAGCTCCGCGACGTGGGCGAGGAGGTCCACCACGTCGGTGCGGGCGGCGGCGATGAAGGCGGCGTCGGCGACCTCCTTGCGGCGATTGGTGGACGGCACGTCGGCCACGAAGTCCGTGTGAACTCGCCCATCGGCCTCGGTGCGCTTCCAGACGACGTGAGCCGGGACGCCCGATGGCGAGTGAGGGCCACGCGCCGTCCACGGCCCCGGCGTGGCTGCATCCGCCCGCGCGGCGATGGCGGCGAGGTCGTCTTTCGATAGCGTCATCGGCTACCCCTTCACGCAAAGAACCTGCTTGAGCGTCGCCACGATCTTCACGAGGTCGGCCTGGTTCGCCATCACCCGGTCGATGTCCTTGTACGCGCCCGGAATCTCGTCGAGGACGCTCTCGTCCTTCCGGCACTCCACGCCCACCGTCTGCGCGGCGAGATCGTCTACGGTGAAGTGGCGCTTGGCCGCGCCGCGGCTCATCCGCCGCCCGGCCCCGTGGGACGCGCTGCTGTACGCCTCCGGGTTGCCGAGCCCCTCCACGATGTAACTCTTTGTGCCCATCGATCCGGGGATGATGCCCAGCTGGCCAGCCTCGGCGTTGATGGCGCCCTTTCGCGTCACGTAGACGTGCTCGCCGAAATGCTGCTCCTCGGCCACATAGTTGTGGTGGCAGAGGATGGGCGCCTCGTACTTCACCCGCGGGAAGGCGCGGCTGAACACCGCGGTGAGCAGGTTGAACATCACGCGGCGATTGAGGAACGCGTATTCCTGCGCCCAGTAGAGATCGCGGCGGTAGGCGTCCATCTCCGGCGTACCTGCGAGGAAGACCGAGAGGTCGCGATCCGGGATGTATTTGTTGTGCTCCATTTGCTTCGCCACCCACAGGTGGTTTTCGGCGAGCGTCTTGCCGATGTTCCGCGAGCCGCTGTGGAGCATGAGCCACACGCGCTGCTCTTGGTCGAGACAGATCTCAATGAAGTGGTTGCCACCGCCAAGCGTGCCGACCTGCTTCTTCGCAACGCCCTCGCGGTCGTCGAGTTTGGGATTGCTGGCGATGGACAGGCCGCGGTAGCGATCGAAAAGCTCGCCGCGGTCGACCACCAGCCGCGCGAAGTCCTGCCCGTCGCGGTCGATGCGCGGATCTTCGTGGCTGTTGAAGCCCACGGGGATCGCCGCTTCGATGTCGGCGCGGAGGTCGCCCAGGCCGTCGGGCAGGTCGTCGGCCTTCAGGTTAGTCCGCACCGCACCCATGCCGCAGCCGATGTCTACGCCCACCGCGGCCGGGGCCACTGCGCCCTTCATCGCGATCACGCTGCCGACCGTGGCGCCCTTCCCGAAGTGGACGTCCGGCATCGCGGCAACGTGGTGAAACACCCACGGCAGCGAGGCGATATTGCGGAGTTGGTCCAGCGCCTGTGACTCCACCTCGTGGACGGGCGCCCACAACTTCACGTTGACCTGTTTCCCCTGCAGTTCTGACATCGCCATCGTCACTCCTCCCGGCGCCTTCGCGCCTTCATGTCCTTCGCCGCGTCGAGCTGCGGCACGTTCGCCTCCTGGTACTTCGCCCGCGCGAAGTCCTCGGCCGCCATCCGCAGATCGAGCAGTCGCACGCTCACGACCTTGGAGCTGATGGCGATCCCGGCCGGCGGCCACTCGCCGAACATCTTCAACCGCGCCTCTCCGTACGCGCGGGCGGCGCGCTCCAGGTCGTTGCACAGCGCATCGAAGTCGGGCTCAGCCATGGCTCTCTCCCTTGATGATCCGCAGCACCTCGCGCGGGCTCACCACCTCGGTCCGCCCGGCGATCTCAGCCTGCCGCAGCTTCGGAATGTCGTAGTGGGCGAGACGGCCAGCGTGAAACCAGCAGCGCTTAATGCCGAGCTGCTCGGCCATCCGATGCAGGTTCTCGACGCTGTACGGCACGCAGACCAGATGGCGCTGGCCGTCGCTGAAGAAGCGCAGCGGCTCTGGCTGGAGCAGGGCGAGCTGGCTCACGGCGGTCATGGCTCCCTCGCGTCGGCGGCGTAGCTCGGAGCAGGCGGGCAGGTCGGGTTCTTCTGCAGCACCTGGCCGTCGGTGGTGGTGAACCGCTCCTGCGTCATCCGTCGCCCGGGGATGCGGTGGACCTCAGCCGTCACGCCACAAGCCGCGCAGGTCCGGCGCGAGAGGCAGCCAGCCGGCAGCCCGCGGTCCGGATAGAGCCACTGCCACCGATGCTGACGGCCGCTCCTACCCACGGCGCACCTTCCTCGCCTCGCTCCGCAGCCGAAGCCACGCGCGCAGCGTCGCGAGCACGTCGGCCTGCGTGATGCCGTAGTCGTCGGCCAGCTCGGGCACGGACTCGCCGGCCAGGAAGCGCGAGCAGATCACGCGAGCGACGCGGTTGGCCTGGACGCGGGGCTTCGGCGGGCACGTACAGACGCCCATCGCGGCCAGGCCCATACAGCACGGCGGCCAGGTCATGTCGGCCTCCTACCCTGCGCGCGCTGCCGGCGCCGCCACGCCCGCTGGTTGCAGAGCGCCGAGCATGTCTTCTGGTCCCAGCGCTTGCGCACGAAGACCTGACCGCACCCAGGGCACTCCACCGGCAGCGCGCGGGCTGCTTGGCGCCTGCGCACCTTGGCGAGCCCGCGAGCGAGCGCGGCGGCGCGGTACTCAGCCGACGCCCAATAGTGGCGCTTCATGCGGAGTCGCCCAGCGAGCTGCTCGAGGTCGTCATTTCGCAGCTTGGGCAGACGCCGGAAACCGTACCCGTCGCCGTCGAACCACTCGCGGCCCCCACCGGTGGCCTCGGCGAACTCGGCTGCAATCTCGTCGGGGCGAAAGCTCACCGCCCACCCCCGCGCCGCACCGCCACCGACAGCCCCGCAGCACAGTCAGCACAGGTTTCCGAAAGCAGACCCGCGCCCAGCACCCGAGCGATCATGCAACCGCGCGAAATACCGGCACGTACCCGCGCGGACTGGCACGCGGAGCATGTCCAGCCACGGGTTCGATTCCCGGCGCCTCCATTAGGTAACATCACGTAGTTCCTCAGTGGCTGTGCTGCGGGCTGTGCTGGAGACTGACAACTCCAGCCAGCCCGCGGCGTTTGATCTTCAGCTTCGCCACCTCTTCGCAGAGCGTCGGCCAATTGCGTACGAGGTAGCCCTCGAACGCGCTCTGCTGGCCCACGCGCGCGGTGTGGGTCACGTCCTGGATGCGGTGGCGGTCCGCGCCGTCGGCCTCTGCGAGGCTGATGAAGCTCGAGCGCAGATCGTGCCCGCGGCGATGGGTCAGCCCCAGCACGGCGAGGTCGCGACGGAACGCTTTCCCCACGATGCTCTTGGTGCGGAGCGCGCCCGTCTCGTAGCGTCGGCCCTTGCCGGGCTGCTTCACGACGCCCACGATCCGGCTCTCGGGCAGCACGGGGCCGCCGTAGATGTCTGGCCACGCGAGCCGCCACTCGGTGAGGATCGCCGCGAGGGTAGGGTGGACCGGGACGTAGCGGACGCGGCGCGTCTTGGTGCGGCCCTTGTCGTAGCTGGTCACCACCAGCAGCCGGCCGAGGTGCGGCGTGGTCGGGTCGTAGTGCTTCCACCGCAGGCCAGCGGCCTCGCCCAGGCGCAAGCCGGCGAGCGCCTCGAGCGCGTAGAACACACGCCGGTCGATGGGGATCTCGGAACCGGAGATCAGCTTCTCCACCTCCTCGTGCGTGTAGAGCTCGGCAGCGCGCGCGAGCGGGTCGTGCTGGTCGAGCTCGCCCAGATGCTGGCGCGTGAGCACGCAGGGATTCGACGGGATGAGGTCCGCAATGAACGCGTCGCGCAGCAGCGCGCGGACGGTGCCGTAGACGTTGCGGATGCTCTTCGGCGAGAGTCGATCGGACTCGGGCGCGCGGCGCAGCTCGGCGAACAGCGCAACGAGGTGGCGCGGGCGCACGTCGGCCAGTTTCATTCCGCCAATGTGCGGCAGGATGTGCAGTTCGAGGTGCGTGCGGTTGTCCTTCCAGTTGTCAGGGTGCGTGGCCTCGCGCTCGCGCAGCCACTGGCGAGCGTAGCGGTCCGCGCTGACCACGCCAGTGAGCGGGTCCTGGTACTTGCCGCCGCTCTCCTCGATGGCGCGGGCGATCTCCAGCGCGCGCTCGGCGAGCGCCTCCTGGCCCACGCGGTACGGCGTCGGCTTGCGCACGAGCTTGCCGTTGCGGTCGGTGTACCGCAGCCAGAGCTTGTTGTGTCGCCGGTAGACGCCCACCTCATCACCCCTTCGAGCCGACGATCGCGAATGCCACGTCGCGCGGGTCGGGCACATTTTCGTCCACAGCCTCGCTCGACCGCATGAAGGCGTCGAGGTCGCCAGCCTTGATCCGCCACGCGCCGCCCTTGCGCACGGCGCGGATCTTCCCGCGCACGCAGTAGTCGCGGATGGTGTCGGGCTTGAACCCCGTGCGCTTGGCGACCTCCTCGACCGTGAACCAGAAGAGCGGGTCGCGGGCCTCCGAGGGACGCGGGCGCGCGAACTCCTCGCGGAGCACCTCGCGCACGGCGTCCTTGATCTCGTCCTTGATGCTCATGCGCTCTTGCTCCCGGCCTTCGCGTCGCCCGTGCCGCCGCAGGCAGAGCAGGGGAAGAGAAACGGGATCGGATCCTTATCTGACGAGCCACACCCGTTGCAGTGCTCGCAGTTGCCCCACTCCGGCTGCGCGGGTGGTTCAGGCTTGATCCTCCGCGTCGCCGGAGGCGTGCGCCCGGCCGCACGCCACGCTCGCTCCCACTTCGCCGTCTCGGCGCTGTAGAGGGCGAGGTCGCGCTCGTAGGCTTCAGAGGCGGCGTCGAATTCCTCGCGCTGCTTGGTGCGCTCCTCGCGGGTCATGGGCGCCTCCTCGTGGCGCGACGCCTCCCCCAAACCGGCCGCGGCAGCTTGCGCAGTCGCACCACCTCGCCTGCGAGCCCGTTGTCGTCCACCTCAGCCACGAGCCGGCAGGATTGGTCGAGCCTCACCTCGATCACCTGGCGCCCCCTCGCGTCGCGGATGAAATTCAGCGAGCCACGGTGCGTCCAGCAGTCGTCGCAGGTGACAGCGTCGCCACTGCCCGAGCACGTCGAGCACCACCAGCGGCCGCAGCCCATGCACCACCAGAGGAGGGCATCGCCTTCGGCGTTGCGCTCGCGCCAGTCGAGATCGTGCGGCCCGTCGCCGCAGTGGGAGCAGGCGGGCGCCTCCGCGCGCCGGGTGAGGGCGGGCCGGGTCATGACTCGCTCCGGAACCCGAGGCTCATCACGCACATGTCTGAAGGCAGGCCCCACGCGCCGCCCGGGGTCATGTACGTCACAGTGACGGTGGTGAAGCTGCCGGTGTAGTCGCGTGAACCGGGGTCCCACTCGCGCAGCATCAGCTCGTCGCCGACGCGGAAATCGCGATCCTGCTTCCGGATCTCGTAGCGCTTCACGCCTCCTACGACCGCTCGGAACGGCTCGGGCCAGGTCTTGAGCTCGTGCTTCACCGGCTCGCGCGGAGCCGCGAGCTGGGCGGCGGTGGTCATGACGACCTCCTTCGGTAGATGACGGGCTGGAGCGACTTGCGGAGGTAGAGCGGGTGCTTCGGGTGGCCGTCGTTGCTCAGCGCGAGCGCGTGCAGGTCGTGGGTGCGCGTAACCAGCTCGGTCACGGCGCGGTCGCGGCCGCGGGCCGCCTCATGCGTTCCCCAGGCGGCCACTACCAAACCGGCGCGAGTGAGCGCATCGCGGATGGCCGCGTCGTTCTCGGGCCCGATGGGCCGGCTGGTGCGAAGCAGCTCGTCGGGGTCGGTCGCGCGGAACGCGAAGAGATTCACCACCTCGAGCCCGTGCGCGCCCCACGCCTTCGCGTAGGCGATGCAACGGCGGATCGTCGGGTCGTCCTGCTCGCCGTCCGCGGTGGACGGGTTGAGCATGATGAAGAGAACGCCGCCGGCGATCCCGTCGGGCTCCCATGCGCGCTTCAGCGAGTAGCGGTAGAGGCCATCCGCGGAGATCACCGCACCGCGGAGGTCGAAGCCCTGGATGGAGAGGCGCAAGGTGGCGGTCATGCGGCCCTCGCGTGCCCTGCGAACTCGAACCACGCGGCGAGGTCGCACCGACGAACGACGACCTCGAGCGGCCGCTCCGGGTGCATCCACTGCGCAGGGCCAGTGCCGCCGGGGAACGAGAATTCGATGCAATTGAGCCACACGCGGATGTTGGTCGCTCCCGGCCATCGGCGCCGCGTCTCCGCCGTCAGCCGCGACTCACGTGCTTTGCTCTCGTCGCGCTCGGTTCGCTCGGCCTCTCGGCATGCCTCGCTGCACCAGACGTGTTCGCCCACGTCGTCGACCACTGGGGGAGGCATCGGCCCCGAGTCGTCATCGGCATCCGCATCGCATCTCGAGCAGCCGTCCTCGTCGACGTGGTGCTCGCAGTAGGAGCAGGTCCACCACCATCCTTCGCGCAGGTAGTCGCTCACGGCCATGCCGGTCGCGGCATACCTGTCGAGAGCTGGCGCGCGCTCGCAGGTGACCTCGTCCCAAGCCAGCTCCAGGCGCTCTGCGCCCAGCCGTCGAGCCTCGAAGAAGTGATGTGAGAACACGACCCAGGCGTGCTCGCCGGCGCTGACCTTCCACGCGACGATCGGCCGTGGTCGTTTCAGGGGCTGGGCAGGGCTAGACACGCTCTTCCTCCACGGGCTTGCCGCCCTGCTGGTCATCGTGATGGACGGGCACCAGGCGGAGGATCCCGTCGAGCTGCTCGACGAGCCACCGCGACGCGACTCCGTCCGTGCCGTCGGAGCCGCTGAGCGCGTGCGCCTGGATGGGCGAGCCAGCGTCGCCGAGGGTGGACCTCACCGCGTCGCGCAGCGCCACCAGTCGCCCGCGGATCTCCTCTGCGCACGCCGGCAGATGGTCGACGAGCGTGAGCCTCGTGGGCGGCGTGCCGCTGCCCGCTGCGCGCAGAGCAGCCTCGAAGCCGCAGTCGCACGCGCGGTTCCTGAGCGCGCCGCAGCCGGTGATGTGGCCGCCGGAGTACTCGATCTTGCGGAGGTAGGCGTCCGCGACGCCCAGCGCCTCGGCGAGCTTCTCCGAACGCTCGATGGTGTCGCTGAGCGGGTGCCGCTCGCACGTGGTGATGTGCGCGACGATCTCCGCGGCGGTGAGCTCCTTGGTGAAGATCTCGCCGCAGAAGGCGCACTTCAGCTTCGGCGGGTTGGCGAGCTGCTCGCGGAGCTCGGCGACCTTGGCGACGGCCAGCTCCACGAGCTCGGCGCTGCTCACCTCGTCGTTGGCGAAGCGGTTGCCCAGGTCGCCGTCGATGACCTCCAGCAGCCTCCCGAGCGGGCCGGTCTCGGCGAACAGGCACGACTCGCAGTAGGCCACGTCGTCCTCTGCGATCTGCGTCTCGCAGCCGGAACACTCGAGGCCGAAGCTGCGGTCATCCGCTCCCGTCGGCGCCGGTGGCGCGGTGGCGGGCAGCTCGGGCTCGTAACCGGGGCAGCCACACCGCGCGCACTGATGCGGCGCGGCGTCGTAGTGGACGTGCGGCGTGTCCGCGAAGGGGCCCGTCTCCTTGCGCTGGCACACGCAGCGGTCGGGGTGATCGTTGCCGCCGCGAATCGCGCCCACCGTGGAGTTGAACCGCTTCACCCGCTCGCTGTTGGCCGGAGCCGTGGCCAGCGTCCCCTCGGTGAGCCGGCAGATAGCGAAGTCGATCGCGCCCCAGAGCGCTTGAAGATTGGTCTCGCCGCTCCCAAGGCAGCCGAGCCGGATCAGCGCGGCTTGCGCGTTCTCGCGAAGCTTGCGCTGCTGGGCCACCTCGGCTTCGCAGCGCGGGCATTCCTCGCTCATCGCCACGCCGTGGTCGCACGGCATCGCCTCGGCCGCGACGGCGCGATCCGTCACGCGCGAGAGCTCGCGGGTGAGCTCGTCGACCTTGGCCAAGGCGGCGTCGCGCTGATGGGCGAGCAGGTGAATCCGTCGCTCGAGCGTCATGCTCGTCAGCCCAGACGGGTTCGCGTGGTTGCGGCCTGTGTTCTTCGTGTCCGGGATGCCGGCGTCGCGCAGCGCGTTGCGCGCTCTGGTCGCCTCGGCGTCGTAGCGGTCGAGGTGCGCCTCGGCGCGTTCCGCCCGCTCCCGGTAGACGTTCGCGGCCGCCGCCTGGGTGCGCGCCACCTCCACCAGATCCGGCGCGCTCGCGGTGCGCCTCTCCTCGAGCTCCGCGCGCACGTAGACCACCGCGTCGAGGAGCTCCTGGTAGAGGTCCACCAGGTGGTTGCGTCCGTTGTCGTGCTGGTGCCGGACGCCGTACTTCTTCGCGCCGGTCGCGTCGCGCTCGCGGATGTCGGCCAGGACCAAGTCCCACGTCGCGGGCGCGGTGCCGAGCTGCGGCGCGGGCTGCGGGGTGTTCGGGGTCGGGTCAGCCATCGTCGCTCTCCACCGGCTCCGCCATCCGCTGCGCGCCGAGCACCATCAGGTTGATCGTCTTGGCCACGTCCTCGGCTGTGCTGGAACCGCACCGGTCCAACAGCAGCCCGATGATCGGCTGCAGGCCGGCGCAGAGCTCATCGAGCGCGTCCTTGTCGAAGCGCTTCGGCTCGGGCTTCTTCTTCGGGTCAGCCATTGCTCACCACCTTGGGCGCCGGCTTCACGTAGACGCGCTCGAGGGCCGCCGCTGCGTCGAGCACGCTCTCGATGTCCCGCTGTGCCATCCGCCCCGGGCACAGGTCCTGGATGAGCAGGATCACGGCGCGGCGGGTGAGGCGGCTGGCGAGCAGCGCCTGGGCGGCGCGAGCCACCTTGGCGATCTCGCTCGCGAGCAGCTCGGGGCCCACGTCGTCAACGATGGTCGGCTTAGGCTTCTGGTCGGTCACGGTGTCTCCTTGGGGAACTCGCGCACGCGCAGCTCGGGTGGGAACTGCTCGATGTCGCCGCCCTTCTTCCAGTTCGGGCCGCGGATGCTCACCACAGCGTCGAGCTGTGGCTGCCCGTCGTGCTCGCTCCAGCCGATGGGGTCGGGCCACTCGAAGCCGACGCGATCGAACCACTCGCGCGCTTGGTCGTCGTAGTAGTTGACCCGCGGGTCCGCGCCGAGCTGCTTCACGAAGCACGCGACACCCGCTGAGCGGCACTGCTCGACGAGCTCGCGAGCCCACTCGATGCGGAAGGGGCGTGCCGCGCTACCGCTCTCGCCGCCGACGATCACCCAGTCGATCCGCGGCGCGACGACGCGGCGACAGTCGGCGTAGTCGTAGCCGGCCACCCAGGACGGCAGGAACTGCACCGGCCCGAGCAGAGGCTCGCAGCTCAGGAAGCGCACCCGTGCCGGCACCGCGAGCAAGTGCGGGATGCGTTCCTCGGCCCGCCGCTGGTCCTCCACCGTCACGCCCATCCAGCAGCGGCGCGCGATCTCCTCGGGCACGTAGCGCAGCGCGTGCGCGCGCTTCGTGAGAAGCAGCCAGTCGAGGTCGTCGGCGGTCTGCTCGATGAGGTCCCAGAGCCGGGAGCGAGCGTCCTTGAGCGTCGGGTTGTCGAGGCTATCGCCGGTCTCGTCCTCCAGGTAGTCGCACATGGAGCCGCAGAAGACCCGCGCCCGCGTGCCCGCGGCCTTCGCGAGCCGGGCCCATCGCAGCGGCTCCGCCCACTGCTTGGCGCTGGCGATCGTCCGCAGGCCCTTCGGGCCCCAGTGGTTGCCCTTGGCCCATGGCGAGCCGCCGATGCGCTTCGAGAACGTCTCGGCGTAGCAGTGCTCGCACGCGGGCGACACGCGCATGCACCCCCACCACGGATTGAACGTGTAGCCGGGTGAGCCGTCGTCACCGCGCGTCCACTCGATCTTCGTCTTATCCATTGCCGCGGTCCTTCTCCCGCCGGTGATGGCAGGTGGTGCAGACGGGCTGCACGTCGAGGTGGTGGCGCGCGGCGTAGCCGCGGTGGTGGTCGTATTCGTGCCGGCGTTCGCCCGGCTTCCACTCGTGGTCGCAGTCGGTGCAGGCCAGCTTGTTCGGGTGCGGCATAACGCCGGTCTCGACCAGGTGATTCACCCGGGCGCGGGCCTGCAGCCGATCGCCATCCCGACCCGGACTGGGCAAAGGCCCCGGCTTGCCCGTGAGCGGGTTGATGGCGGGCTTCGCGTGCCAGCCGCGCGGGCGGCCGGTGGAACGCGAGGCGCGGCAGCGCAGGTCCCGCCCGTCGGGGCGGCTCTTGTCCCGACCAAACGCGTCAATCTGGTGCCATGCGCGGCAGCTCCAGCACCAGCGCTCGCCGCCGGCCACGCGCGCCCGATAGGCCTCCAGCTCGAGGCCAGCGTGGCTGGCCGCGACCTTCATGGCTCCGAGGGCGGTGCCCATCAGCGGCCCTCCGCCTTGGCGATGGCGGAGCGGGCCACGTCGTGCCACCGGTGCGCGCAGAGGTCGCCGTCGCAGCCGGACTCATTGAGCGCCTTCTTGAGCGCCTCCAGCAGGTCCGGCGCCGCGGCGATGAGGCGCGCCCGGCGCTCGCGGCCCACGTCGGTGCGCGCAAAGACGTAGGCGACGCAGTGGCCCGCCGCGTGGACATGGGGATCCGTGGTGACGACCACGCGGGCGCCCTCGACCACCTTCCAGGGCTCGCTCAAGATGCACCTCCGGTGTCCTTGGCCGGCGCGGGCGCGAAGTCCTTGTGGACCCACACCGCCGCCTGGTGCTTGCTGTTGGGCTTCGAGGGCCGCGTCGTGCCGCTGTCCACCAGCAGCCCCGCCTTGGCCAGCTCCCACCGGCGCGGGCGGTAGGTGTTGGGCTCCAGCCCGGTGCGCTGGCAGCCCTCGCGCTCGGTGAGGCCAGCCGCGCCAGCGTTGAGGTGGGCCACGACCAGCATCGCGCGCTGGCTGCAGGTGCTGGGCTTGACAGACTCCGCGGCCGCGTCGCTCGTCGCGGTGCCGTTCGAGGGCGGGGCGCGGTCGTTGATGTTGTTGTTGAGGTCCTGGTCCGACATGGTGTTCTCCGTGACTCGGGGGTGTGGCCGGTCTCCAGAAGGGATTGCCGCTCTGGCTCAGGCCTCGGCCGCGGCGCCGGGCGCGGGCTGCTCCACGTCCGGGCCGCTGGCCTCGCCGTCCTCGATGAGCACGGACACGTCGCCGGCCTTGCCCACCACCTCGAGCCAGACCTGGGCGCCCGAGTCGGCAGCCATGCGCTCCACCAGCGCGAGGCTGTCCTCGTCGAGCAGCGCGCCGTCGCGGATGAGGATGACCTTGAGCTGGGGGTTCAGCGCGAGGCCCATGGCGATGGACAGGCGCAGCCGCTCGGCCTGCGACGCCTGCTCGATGGGCAGGCCGTTCAGCGTGATCCCGTCCTCGCCGAAGCCGAGGCCGTTCACGGGGAACTTCGCCGCCGCGATCAGGTCCTGGCGCTGCTGGTCGAGAGCGGCGATGCGCTCCGTGAGGCCGTCGGCCTTGTCGGCCAGGCGCTGGTACTCCCCGAGGGATGCGGCGCGCGCCTTCTTCTGGCGCACCGCCTTGTTGGTGGCCTCGAAGGACTTGAGCTTTTCCTCGATGACGGCCCCGTCGGGCATCACGAGCGAGTCGGCCTCGGCACGCAACGCCGCCACCTCCGCCGACTCCCGCTGGAGGGCCTCGTCGCAGGCTGCGGCGTGCTGGACGGCGGCGGCGAGCTGCCGCTGCAGCTCCGCGACGCGGGCGTGCGCCTGCTCGGTCTGGGTCCGGCGCTCGCCGAGCATCGCTTCGCGGCGGCCGACCTCGCTGCGCTTGCTGTGCACCCGGCCCTGCTCCTCGCGAAGCTGCCGCTGCTCCGCAAGAAGGGAGTCCATCGACAGCTCCGCATCGGGCGCCTCCACCTCGGGGATCAGGTCGAAGCGGGCCTTCGCGGTGGCCACCTCGCGGTTGACCTGGGTGCGCTGGTCGAACAGCGCGGCGCGCTCCTGGTCGAGCTTGCTGGTGTCCACGCCGACGAGCTGGCGCACCACCGCGAGCTGCTTCTTCGGGTCCAGCCGCAGGAACTCCAGCGGGTCGAAGCTGAGCGCGCCCACCAGCTTGTCGAGCATCGCCTGGGGCGACTTGTAGACCGCGCCGTCCTTGCTGCGGACCTCGATGTAGCTGTCCTTGCGCGTCCACCGGCGCTCCACCACCAGGTCACCCAGGTCGAGCGTCACCCGCGCCTTGTCCTCGCCGCGGCGGATCACCTCGGGCGCCTGGAGGCCCTTGCCGCCCAGCGCGTACATGATCGCGTCCAGGGTGCTGCTCTTGCCCTGGCCGTTCTTGCCGCCGACCTTCACCACCGCGCCGCTCGGGCGGATGGCCACGGCCTTGAGCCGCTTCACGTTCTCGGCCTCGAGCTTCACGATGTGCATGGGCGTCTTCGACATGGCGGGCTCCTAGTGGGGGATCTCGATGGTCGCGGCCGGCCCAGCGGCGGCGGGGAGCTGCTTGGCGGGCAGCGCGGCCTTGGCTTCGACCTTCGCGGCCTGCTCGGGCTCGTAGATGCCGACCGGGTAGGTGACCTTGACGGTTGCGGCGCCGGCCTCGCGCAGCGCCTCCATGGTGTTCTCGTGCAGCTCGCCGATGCGCGCGCCCGGCGTGCGCTTCTTGTGGATCTGGAGGGCGGACTTGAGGCTCTCCTGGGTCATGGAGGGCTTCACCGCGGCGAGCGCGATGTCCTCGCCGAACCGCTCGGCAATGACGGGCGCCGCCTTGGTCGCGTCGATGTACGTGCGCCCGTAGGGCCGCGGGCCGAAGAAGGTCCCGTCGCCCATGTCGATCCCGCCGGTGGCCTCGGCGAGCTCGCCCGCGCGCTCCTTCACCCGCTCCGCGAGCTGCTCGGCGCGCTGAGCCCAGCGCACCGCCTTCACGGGGTCGTTGGCGACGGCTTGGTCCAAGGCATCGTCGCTGATGCCTGCGGCCACCTCGCGGATGAGCTGCAGCTTCGCCGGGCAGGACTCGAACGCGGGGCAGTAGCGGCAGTGATCGCCCTCGACGATGGCGGCCGGGTCTGGGGCCTGGCGCGAGTTCTCGAGCGCCGCACGCATGCGCCGCGCGGTCAGGTCCAGGTCCATCGTCGACAGGTCGCCCTGGTCGTACCAGCACGAGCCGTCCGGCCGGACGCGCACGATGCCCACCGTCGCCAGGTCCTTGCCGAAGAAGCGGGCCAGCGCGACGGCGTAGCCGCGGAGCTGGTGCACGCGGGCTGCCGGCGCGAAGCGCTTCCAGCCCGTCTTGTAGTCGAGGACGACGACGCGATCGGCGAGCACCGCGAACACGTCGGGGCGCCCGGCGATCCAATCGGGGCCGAGCTCGGCGCGCTCGCCACTCCAAGCGAGCTTGCCGGCCTCGTCGCGCACCATCACCAGCGCGCGGTCCTCGACGGGGTTGTAGGCCAGCTCCACCTCGGCCAGGAACTTCTCGGGCTCGCACGCTGGCAGTCGCTCCACCTCGATGGCGGCGAGGCGGTCCCGCCACTCCTCGGGCGCGCGCCTCAACGCCTCCACCAAGCCGAGGTCGCGCACGTCACGCAGGTAGTCGTGGATGACATTCCCGCGTACCGCGTCGGTGCGCTCGTAGACCTCGCGGCGCTGCGGCAGCGTGGTCGACGGCGCGCAAACGTCGGCGCGCTCCAGCCCGGACATGGAGAAGGCGGCGGGCATGGCTACTTCGCCGCCTTCTTGGTGGTGATGGCCTGGCGCAGCTTGGCGTACTCGGCCGAGACCTCGGGGTGCGTGCGCACCGCCTCGGGCAGTTTCTCAGCGGCCGACGAGAGGGACGCGACGCTCTCAGCGCTCTCGCGCAGGATGATGATCGCGTTCTCGACCTCGGCCGGGTTGGTGCTGGCCGCGGGCACGGGCGCAGCGGCCGCCTCCTTCTTGGCCTGCCCGCGCTCGAGGCGCCGACCCTCCATGATGGAGTCCCAGGAGGACAGGCCGTCGCGCACGGCCGCGTAGGCGCCGCGCAGCTCCTCGAGTTCCGTCTCGGTGAGCTTGGGGCGGTCGTGGCCGAGGAACTCCTTGAGCGCGGCAGCGTCGATGCCGACCTCCGCGAAGCCGTCGAACACCGCCTTGCGAGCGGCCTCGGGGTCCTTGGCGTCGGCGTCGCGCATCACCTGCTTCACCTGCGCGACGGCATCCTCCAGGATGTCGCCCGGCACCATGCGCAGGATCAGCGTGCGCGCGGCCTTGGACACCAGCGCGGCCCGCTTCATGGTGAGGTCGTCCTCGCGGGCGCCGCAGAGGAACACCTTGGCGCCGGTGGAGTTGATGCGCTCGCCCAGCACCTCCTCGCCCTTCTTCGGGTCGCGGCGCTCCACCAACTTCTCGATGGTGATGTCCTGGTCGTAGGTGAGGTTGGCTTCGAGGTCGGTCACCATCACGCGCACGATCTGCTTTCGCTCATCCTCGAAGACGATCGCGCTCTCGGTGAGGAGGTTGGTCATCGCCCGCGCCGCAGCCTCTGCCATGCGGATGGACGGGCCCTCGATGCGGCCACCAGCGCGCGGCACGCTGTAGATGGCGGTCCGCGCGAAGCCCGGGCGCTTGCAGTCGGCGAGGAGCTTCTGGCGCGACACGTCGAGGTCGCGGGGGCGCTGCAGCGCCATCAGATAGCGCGCCTCCACCTGGGCCTTGGCCTGAGCCGCGACGGCGATCGCCGCCGTCTCGTGGCGCTGCTCGACCTGCTTGCCGCTGAAGTCCTGGCGGATCAGCGCGCCGTTCGTCTGGGGGTTCTGCGTGTCCATGGTCTCCCTCTTTCGTTGAAGAACTTCGGGCCGGGTTCGTCGAATGACTCCCCACGGCTCGCGGTGACGGTCGGCCGGGCGCCCGATCTCGATGCGCCCGTTGCGGTTCGGAGTGTCCAGGCTCCTCGCCGCGCCTTCCCGCGAGCCGTCACCTCATGTGCGGCCCAACTTGCTGGTGAAGCGCGGTGCGCTCTTGCGCCACGCCTCCATGTCGATGAGCTGCCCGCGAACCTCTGGCGGGTGGATGGCCTGCCGCGCCTGGTGCTCGGTGAGCGCGGGCTCGCGGGTGCTGCGTTCGATGGCTGCGCCGATAACGACGCCAAAGCCCAGCGCGAGCACCGTGGCGATGAAGATGGCCGCGAGGATCACGCGACCTCCGGCAGCTTGAAGTCGCGAGGGACCTCGAGCGAGAGCGTGTTGCCGCAGGCGCAGTCGCAGAGCAGCAACGACGGGTCCTGCTGGTCGCGCGGTCGGTAGAAGCCGCGATAGCTGAGCTCCATGAACTGCTGCAGCGTGTACGTGGAGAGGCAGACAGCGCAGCGTGAGACGGGCTCGGCGGAGCAGCGGGGGCAGGTCCCGCCGTGGACGTGGTTCGCGCCAACAGGCTCGAAGAGCGTCGAGCAGCGCGAGCACGCGACGGGAGCGATGGCGGCGCTCACGCGACCCTCGCAAAGACGAAGCCCGCGCCCGCGCCGCCGCCGACCATGATCGACTCGCCCGGAGCGAGCTGCGCCGCGCGCTGGATCTCGTCGGAGGGCAGCTCGTGTTGGTTCGCCTCCAGGAACTCGCGCCAGGTCGTGGGCTCGCCGTCGAGCGTGTACTTGGCGGCGGCGCCGGACACGCGATCGGCGAACGCCTTCTCGGCGTCCTTCCAGGCCTTCGCAGCCGCCTCGCACTCCGGGCTGGCGAGCCACATGTGGTAGTGCTCGTCGCAGTGCCCGTGGTGGCCATTCAGCCCCGAGCGCGGCTTGGTGCACCCCGGAACGCTGCAGCCCTCGACTTCGATCGTGATCTTCATGGCGCTCTCCTCCCTGGCTACGACCGGACCTCGACACCGCCGACCGCGTGCACGGGGGCGAACCCGCGCTCGCGCGACCACCACCACTCGACCGCATCGACCGCTTCCGCCTGCTCCTCGGCCGTGAGCGCGACGGGCCAACCGCGCGCCTCGGGCTCGATGCTCAGCAGCACGCCGTGCGAAACCTCGGCGTGCACCTGCACTTCGATCTCGATCGCGCTCTTGCAGGTCTCGCAGGGGCCGGAGCACACGTGCTCAAGCGGCTCTCCCTGCGGCGTCCTGAAGATGGTGATCGAGGCCATCTGCTCTCCCGCGCTGCTCTGTTAGGCGCTCCGAACCAGCCCCGAGGGCCGCCCGGCTCCAGCTCCACCGACCCCTGCCCGAACCACGCCAACCACGAGAGAGATAATACACGAGATGAGTATTAATGCAAGTGCATCGCAAGCCGTTGGAAAACCTGGGACGTTGCGCGGCGGCGTAAAGCCCGGCCAGAGTCAGCCTGGAAAAGACGGGAGGCTGGAGGCATTCGAAGATGAGGAGGGACGCACGGGAGCTGCCTGGAGTGAGACCGTCGCGAGTACCCGAGTGAAAGGTGACTGGCTCGAGGTCACCGTGACCAACTCCTGGTTCCTCGTCCCCAGGGGCACACGCCTGCAGTTCGCTCAGAAGATCTGGCGCGACTGGGCTGCGCTAGCGTCACCATCAAGGCTCGATGACGCGCATATTCGAATCGTGGATGTCAGCGGAAACGAGGTCGCCAAGTCGAGCGCGCTCGGAGGCAGTTCGGTGGAGCTGGTCGGAGAGAACTAGGCGGTCTGGCAAACCGAGATCGCCCGGTGTGGCCGCACCGCGTGCGTCCTCCAAGCGCGCACGATGCGCGGCCCGCTCCGCAGCTCAGTGGCGCCGCGCGGCCGGTGGTAGACCTCGGCGAGCGCCTCCAGCTCGAGCGCCTGGAACTTCTTGTCCAGCGGCTCGGCCATCGTCGAGCGACGCCAGCGCAGGCTGTATTCGCACCACGCGGCTGCCGCCGCGCGCGGCAGTAGCTCGCCGACCCGGCTCGCGAGGCACTCCATCGAGCTGAAGCGCCAGGTACGCTGGAGCGTGCGTGGGTCGAGTCCGAACTCGCGCACGCTCTCGAGGAACTCCCACGCCGGGCAGAGCAGGGCGCCAGCGAAGCGGTTCGCCATCGCCTCCCACAGCTCAAAGGGAACCGGCCCGTCCATGTGGAGATGCCCGAGCTCGTGCGCCACGGTGAAGTTGAGCCGCCGCTCGTTGGATTCTGGCGCCACACCGATCGCCTGGTAGCGCGGGATGTTCACGCCGCAGAGGCGTGGCGGCGCGCCCGGTTCGATGAACACGGGCACGTTGAGCTCGCGGCAGTAGTCGAATGCGGAGCTGACCGCGGGCAGCCTGCTTGTGGCGCGGACGCTTTCGGCGACCAGCTCACCGTGGAGGAGCCCATGCTTTCGCACGCTCCACGATCCGTTTGAGCCACTCGGCGTGGTCGATGAGCTCTTGCTCGGTTGCGAATTGGAAACCCGGTCGTCGCGCGCCGGACCTGAGCGACTCGAGCACTTCGTCGTCATACCGCTTCGCCTCCGCCATCCGCCGGATGAAGTCCTCGACGTTGGGCGGCAGCCTACCAGCGGGCTCTGATCTTCCTTCGGTCGTTGCGTGATTTCCTGTGCTTGCGGATGTGATCGCAACAGATCGTGGCAGGAGATCGGTTGGCTTGACCTTCAGCGCCTTCGCGAGGAGGGTCAGCGTGCGCTCGGTGAGGCGCACCTTCCCGCCGAGAAGCCGCGAGATGTAGCCCTGCTTGAGCTCGCCGGCGGTGCCCGCTTCAAGATCCTTCTGCGTGATCTTGGGCGGCCCCTTCATCAGCGCGCGAACGCGCGCGACCACCTGGTCGCTCTGCGCCTTGTTCAGCGTGTACCCGTCCTCTACTCGTCCGCCCATGCCCGCATTCTCAATCCGTGTATTTGGCGGGCGCAACCTCGCGTGACTACATACGGTTGCAAGTTATACTCGTGACGTGTATTATCCGCGTCCGATGCAACTCCTTGCGACATACCTGAAGCAGTCGGGCCTGCGCCAAATCGACCTCGCGCGCCGCAGCTCCACGAGTCCGGCCGTGATCTGCGACGTGCTGAAGGGACGGCGAAAGCACTTCTCACCCGAGGTCGCCCGGCGCATCACCGACACGTTCTCCGCCTTGCTCGGCGAGGAAGAGACGTACGGTCTCTACGAGAAGCTCGGCGGTCTGCCGCCTCCGAAGCCCATCCGCCGCGTGCGCACCGGCGCGCGAAAGTCCTCCGCCACCTCCTGACCGCTCAATGACTTCGCGCGCTCCGGCGCGCCTTGGCCGAACCATGCTCACCCCCATCCAAACCGCCCTCGCGGGCCACAGCCAGGAGAAAGCCGATGCAGGTGAAGGTCACGTCGTACGGTCCGGGAGTCACGGGCTGGAAGGGCTACGTCGAGCCGGCGGACGAGAGCTGGATCTTGTTCGTGCCGCAGGCCGGGGAGCCGCTGCTCTACCCGAAGCGCGACCCGGCGACTGGGGCCGCATTGCCGCTGCCCGAGAGCGCTCCGCCTCTCGTGTGATCGAATGGGACGGCGGAGGGGTCGAACCTGGCGAGGTCTCCCTCCGCCGTCCCGAGAAGTTACGGTCCGACGTACTCCCAGTGGATGTTCAGGTGGCAGTGCGCGCACGGCGGCAGTGTCTCCCCCTGCTTGATGCGGATCTCCGCCGTGTGCGTGTGCTCCTTGGGCTTGTATCGCCCGGTCTGTGGCGCCTTCTCTCCCGTGTGCGGCATTGGCATCTCCTGTTGATGGCGACCTCCATGGTCGCCAGGAAGATCCTCAGCACGCAGACTTTCCAGCCTCAACCCATTTTGTAGCCCCATCCGCCCGCCCGGACTCGACGCTCGCGCGGGCTCCTTTTCGCCTCGACGCAGGAAACGCCACCCAGACAACGCGCAGTTCGCACGGAGGGGAACATGAAGTTGGTCGCACAACCGACGACCGAGAGCGTGGCTGTGCCGCCCGAAGGTGCGCGCTGCGCCTCGTGCCTGCGCCGCCTAGGCGTCTTCTGGTGCGTGCTCGGCGGTCGGTTCTTCCACCCGAAATGCGCTGGGGCGCTGGCATGACGATCTCCGAGCGCTACGAGCTGCGGCTCGCGGCCGAGCGCAGTGGAACGCCGCTCGCGCAGGTCTGGCACGCGCGAAACCTCCCGGTCGGCTGGGCCGTCGACCAGTTCCTCGCGGATGGGCCGGGGAGCGTCTTCGTCTGGCGCGCGGTCAATGAGCGCACTGGCGCGGTCGACCACCAGCCGCACGGCATCAAGTCGCTGGCGGTGAGGCGGGCGTGGGAGCTCGCGGCCCGGGCTGAGCGCAGGAGCGCGGCGTGAGGTCGCACCGCGCCGACATGCTCACGCCGGCCATGGCCGCGCAGCTCCTCAGCGGCGAGGTGCTGCCTGCTGGCGCCCAGAACATCACCGCCCGGCAGGCGCCGAGCGGAAATTGGGAAATCTTTGTCAACGGCGCGCCGATGTGCAGCGGCCTCACCAAGGCGCAGGCCCTGCGTTGCGCGGCGCTGTTGCGCGAAGGGTTCAAGGAGGGCTGGACGTGGTGACCTCCTGCGTCCGCTGCCGCGTGCAGCTCTACCCCGCTCAGTTCCTCGCCGATGGCACCCCGCGCCGCGCGCTGGTCTGCGTGCGCTGTGGCTTCTGGAGGTTCGCGCCGTGAAGACCCATCGGTTCACCTTCGGTGCTCTCTCCTGCGGCTTGGGCGCAGGACCCAAGGGCTTCGTCCAGGCGAAGGCGCAGCTCGGCGCGGACAGCGCGCGGTTCGTCTGCCTTGGCGGCTTGGACATCGACCCCGACGCGTGCGCGGACTTCGAGTACCTGGTGCGCGCGCCCGCGCTGCAGCGCGACCTGTTCGAGGTTCACGCCGCCGAGGTGGCAGAGTTCTTCGCGCGCCAGAGCCGGGCGCTCGGCTTGCCCGTGCGCCGACCCGATGCGGTCTTCACTTCGCCGCCGTGCAAGGGCTACAGCCCGCTCATCGGCAAGAAGGCCGCGGCCAAGCCGAAGTACCAGAAGCTCAACACGCTGGTGCACGTTGAGACGCAGCTCCTGCTCGAGGCATGGGGCGACGACTCGCCGCCGCTCATCGTCATCGAGAACGTCCCCGGCATCATGTCGCGCGGGAAGCACCTACTCATCGAGGTGCGACGCCACCTGGCCGAGCGCGGCTACCGCTTCCATGAGTCGACCCACGACTGCGGCGAGATCGGCAACCTCGCTCAGCACCGCCGCCGCTTCTTGCTGGTGGCTCGGCGCGAGAAGGTGGTCAGCGCCTACGTCTACCAGCCGCCGAAGCACAAGGTGCGCGGGTGCGGCGAGGAGCTCGGCAAGCTGCCGTTGCCAGAAACGCCTAGCGCCGGGCCGTTGCACAAGCTGCCGAAGATCTCGCTCCTCAACCACGTGCGGCTAGCGCTCATCCCCGCCGGCGGCGATTGGCGCGACCTGCCGAAGCGCCTCGAGCCGTGTCCGGACAACGAGCAGAAGCGCCCGGCTCGCACCATCACCGGCGCCACCCGCCCCGGTTCGGGCAGCCGCGCGGTCACTGACCCGCGGATCCCGCTGGGCGTTGATGGCGTGAGCTACGGCGGATCGCCCGGCCTGTTTGGCGTCCTGGACCCGGCTCAGCCCTCCAAAGCGATCACCGGCGGCATGGCCGTGGCGAGCAGCAACACGCCGGCGGCGGTGGCGGATCCGCGCGTGCCCGTCGGCGAGCGTCGCCGGGGCGCGTTCGGTGTGAACGACTGGGCGGAACCCGCGCCGACGATCACGGGCGCGATGGAGCCTGCGGGCAGCAACAGCCCTGCGAGCGTGGCCGACCCACGCATCCCGCTCGACCACCAGCCGCGCCGCGACACCTTCGGCGTGCTGGGCTTCGAGCATCCGTCCGACGCCGTGCGCGGCAACATGACCGTGCGCCAGGCTCGCGCCGCTGTCGCGGATCCGCGGCTCTGCTCGCCGCTGAAGCCGGGCCAGCCCCGCCGTGAGGTCTTTCGGCGCGATCCCGTCACGGCCTGGAACGAGCCCTGCGAGGCCGTCACGGGCGAGGGCGGCAGCCAGGGCGCGAAGAACGTCGCGGACCCGCGCCTCGCCCTGGGCTGCGAAGGTCGCAACGGCTTCTACGGCGTGAAGAGCTGGCAGGACGCGTCCGGGACCATCACGGGCTCGATGGCAATCGACAACGGTCCCGCCGCGGTCGCCGATCCGCGCGCGCAGGAGCGCAGCGTGGTCGCGCTCGACCCGGCGCTCGAGCTGCTCGCGCGCACGTCCGACAAGGAGGCCAAGAAGGCTCCGCCAAAGCTGCTGGTGATCGTCTCGGCGGATGGCACGTGGCACCGCCCGCTGACCCTGCTGGACCGCGCGGTGCTGCAGGGGCTGCCGCCCGTCGTCGACGGCAAGCCGCTCCGGCTCTCAAGGCTGCCCGTGCCGAAGGGCAAGAAGCGCATGTCCACCATCGCTGAGCGCATCGGCAACGCGGTGCCCGTCGGAGCTGGCGAGGCCATTGGGGTCTCGCTGCTCAAGGCGCTGCTCGCCTCGAAGCTCGGCACCTGGTTCCTGAGCAGCGACGAAATCTGGGTGCGCAAGGACGGCGTGCGCGAGGACGACGCGCGCTTCGAGCGGTTCGAGGCGGAGGTCAGCGCGCTATGAGCTCGACTCGCCAAGAGAATCTCTTCAGCTCTCGCCGGCTCCAGATGACGGAGTCGATCAAGCTGACGATCGACTCGCTCTACGCCTATGGACCGACGCACAAGCACTGGGCGATCGCCTGGAGTGGAGGCAAGGACAGCACCACGTTGCTCACGCTGGTGGTGCACCTCATCGAGACGGGCAAGGTGCCACGGCCTGAGACGCTGACGGTCCTCTACGCCGACACGCGCATGGAGCTGCTGCCGCTGTGGCTCGCGGCGCAGGACATCCTGGCCGAGCTCTCCGAGCGCGGCATCGAAGTTCGGATCGTGATGGCGCCGATGGACAAGCGCTTCCTCGTCTACATCCTTGGCCGAGGCGTTCCGCCGCCAAACAACAACACGCTCCGGTGGTGCACCCGGCAGATCAAGATCGAGCCGATGGCCGACGAGCTGCGCCGGCTGCACGGAGCGCGCGGCGAGAAGATCCTCATGCTCACGGGCGTGAGGCAAGGCGAGAGCGCTATCCGAGACGGCCGGATCGCGATGAGCTGCGGCCGCAACGGCGCGGAGTGCGGCCAGGGCTGGTACCAAGAGACGCTGCCCGGGGCGCTCTGCGACACGCTCGCGCCGCTGCTCCACTGGCGCGTCTGCCACGTCTGGGAGTGGCTCAAGCACTGGGCGCCGCAGGAGCAGTTCGGCGACTGGAGCACCGAGCTGCTCGCCGAGGCCTACGGTGGAGACGAGGCCGAAGAGGCCAACGCGCGAACCGGCTGTGTCGGATGCCCGCTGGCGAACCAGGACACAGCGCTCGACAACCTGGTGAAGCGCGAGCGCTGGGCGTACCTGGCGCCCCTGAAGAAGCTGCGCCCGCTGTACCGCGAGCTGCGGAAGCCCGGGGTGCGGCTCCGCAAGCCCGGCGGGGAGCGGCGCGGCGATGGATCGCTGGTCGCCAACCAGCAGCGCATGGGGCCGATCACGCTCGAGGGCCGCGGGGCGGCGCTCGACCAGGTGCTGGCCATCCAGGACGAAGTCAACGCCTCGGCTCGCGCGCAGGGCCGGCCCGAGATGGACCTCCTGAACGCTGAAGAGGTCGCCCGGATCCGCGAGCTGCTTGCCGCGAAGACGTGGCCCCAGAAGTGGACCGGAGACGAGCCGAGCGCAGCGGACCCGTACGAGGCGATCTTTGCTGACGGTTCGCGGCAGCCGCTGCTCTTCGGAGACGGCGAGTGACGACGCTCCGGGCTCCATTCCCGTGGTTCGGCGGCAAGTCGCGGGTGGCCCACCTGGTGTGGGACGCCTTTGGCGACGTGTCGAACTACGTGGAGCCGTTCGCCGGAAGCTTGGCGGTGCTGCTCGGGCGCCCGGGGAAGCCGCGTGTCGAGACGGTCAACGACCTCGACTGCTACCTCGCGAACTTCTGGCGCGCGGTGCAGGCGGTGCCCGACGAGGTGGCCGCGCATGCGGACTGGCCCGTCAACGAGGCCGACCTGCATGCGCGTCACCGGTGGCTCGTCTCGCAGGACAAGTTCCGCGCGCGGATGCGCGCCGATCCTGAGTTCTTCGATGCGCGGATCGCTGGCTGGTGGTGCTGGGGGATCTGCCAGTGGATCGGCAGCGGGTGGTGCACCTCGGCCGAAGGGCGCACGACCGGCGGTCCTCATCCGCGTGGCAATCCAGGCTGGAAAGGCCGTCCCGCTGGCGTCGCCATGGGCGTCCACTCGAAGACCCCAACCAAGATGCCCGCCCTCGCGCACGGGGCTGGAAAGGGCGTCGGGGTGCACGGCAGGCGCGCGCGCAACATCGGCAACGCGGGTGACTGGGAGAAGCGCCCGGCGCTCGGTCGTGGCGGCCGGGGCGTGCAGAGCCGGGCCGGTCGAGGTGCTGAGCCGCGCCTCTCCCAGCAGATGCCAAATCTGAGCGGCGACAGCGGCGCAGTCGGGCGCGGTATTCACGCCGTGGGGCTCGCCGAGAAGCTGCCGAAGATGAACCGCGGCACCGACTCGCGCCTCCAGACGGCAGGCATCTACGCGTGGATGGTCGCGCTCTCCGAGCGCCTGCGGCGCGTGCGGGTCTGCTGCGGGGACTGGCAGCGCGTGCTCGGCCCAGCGGTGACCACCTGCATCGGCGTGACCGGCGTCTTCCTCGATCCACCCTACGCGGACACCGCGGAGCGCGACCCGAGCCTCTACGCCTGCGACTCGCTCGAGGTGGCGCACCAGGTCCGCGAGTGGGCGATCGCCAACGGCGACGACCCGCGCATGCGCATCGCGCTCTGCGGCTACGAAGGCGAGCACGCCATGCCCGCGAGCTGGAGCTGCGTCGCGTGGAAGGCCAACGGCGGCTACGGCTCGCGCAACCCGGAGAATGAGAACCGGGCGCGCGAGCGCATCTGGTTCAGCCCGCATTGCCTAGGCGCGCGCCAGCGTGACCTCTTCGCCGCGGTCGGGAGGCAGCCTTGAGCCTCCCCGCCGACATCCAAGCTGTGCTCGACGGGCGCGAGCGCTGGTGCGTTGTGCAGGGCGACTGCCTCGCGTTGCTGCCGGCCTTCGCCGAGGGCTCGGTGGCGCACGTCATCACCGATCCGCCCTACGACAAGAAGACGCACGCGGGCTCGCGCAGCCTCGGCGCCGGCGCCAGCGCGATCAACTTCGACCCGCTCTCGTCGCTGGCGTTTGTGCCCGAGCTGCTCCGCGTCGCTCAGCGCTGGGTGCTCGCCTTCTGCGCGCTGCGGCAGCTCGACCACTACGCGGTCGCCGCCGGCGAAGATCGCTACCTCCGCGACGGCATCTGGGACCGGCCCGACGGCACGCCGCAGCTCACCGGCGACCGACCTGGGCAGGGCGCAGAGGGCATCGCGATCATGCACCGGCCTGGGCGGAAGCGGTGGAACGCCGGGGGCAAGCGCGCCACCTGGCGGCACGGCGTCGCGCGCGAGGACCGCGTGCACCCAACCCAGAAGCCCGTGCCGCTCATGGTCGAGCTGCTTAAGGACTTCACCGACCCCGGCGAGCTCGTTCTGGACCCCTTCTGTGGCAGCGGCACCACGGGTGTGGCCGCGCTGCGCCTCGGGCGCCGCTTCATCGGCATCGAGCTCGACGAGGGCTACGCGCGAGCGGCGCACGAGCGTCTCCGCGCGGAGTCGTTGGGCCTGCCCTTCAAGGCGGTCAGCACCTCGCGCACCGGCCAGATCGGCCTCTTCGCGCCGGAGGGCACGCCCCGATGAGCGCGCCAATTTCGCCCCGAAATTCTTCGGGGCCGAATGTCGAAGCGTTTGACCTCAGGAACCGCCGCCTCGGCGGGGGCCTCGATGCGCGGCCACCCTCCCACCCGTCGCGGTGGTGGTTCGTGGGGTCGAAGGGCGGGCTGGGAGGCCCGTAGGCATGGACTGGCTGCGCATCAACAAGAACCTGCCGCAGCACCCCAAGGCGAAGGCCCTCGCGCGCGCGCTGGGTGAGCCGAGCTCGTGGTGGCGCATCGCCCAGGTGTGGATGTGGTGCACGGAGTACGCCCGTGACGGCGTGATCCGGACCCCCGAGCCTGAGCTCGACATCGAGGACGCGGCGGGGTGGACCGGCGAACGCGGTGCGTTCGCGAACGCGTGCGTGCACGTCGGCTTCCTGCACGCGAACGACGATGGAACGTTCTCCGTGCACGACTGGGAGGACCACAACGGCGCGGCACTCAAGAAGGCGGACAAGGACGCCAAGCGCATGCGCAACTGGCGAGAGAACAAGAAGAAATTAGCAAGCGATGCGAACGCGAACGTTACGCGAACGCAACGCGAACCGAACGCGCACGTTCGCGGTGACGTGACGGGACGTGACGTGACGGGACGTGACGTAACAAGACAGCAACAGCAGCAGCCGGTCGCAGTCGCCGCAGATCCACCGCTGGCGGCGCCCGAGAACCGCATCACCGGCCGCGACCTGCGCGAGCTCTGGAACCAGGCCGCCGCGCCACCTGCTCGCCTTCCGCCCTGGACCGTCTTCCCCGCGCCGCAGGAGATGCAGGCGGACGCCGCGGCGCTCGAGTTCGACCGCGCGACGTGGGGGCGCGCCTTCCAGGCCTTCCGCTCGAGCGCGTTCCTGAACGGGCTTGGGCCGAAGGGCTTCGTGCTCACGCCCGCGAAGCTGCTCAAGAACCCGAAGCACTGGGTCACCCAGGCCCTCAACGGCGAGTACACGGGCTCGAAGGACCTGCGCGAGGAGCCCGCGGAGAGCGCCGCCTCGACCGCGGTAGAGCCCCTGCCACCGTGCCGCGTCCCAGGCTGCAAGCACACGTGCGCCGACCGCATCGCGGCCGACGCGTGGAAGCTCTGTGCAGAGCACCGCGACGCGTTCATGGCCTGGCAGGCGGAGCTTGCGCGGTCGGGCGCGCGCGGCGCCGCCGTCGAGGTGGATGCGTGGCTCGAAACCCTGGGCCGGCAGGAGGTCGCATGACCGACGCATTCTTCGCCGCGGAGCTCGTAAAGCGCCGCCAGGTGCATCGTGCGCCTCAGCTTCCTCCGGCGCCGCTCGCCGAGGGGCAGGCCATCCAGTTCGTGCCCGGGGTCGGCTTCTTCGTGCACCGCGGCGAGCTCGTCTTCGGCCGCACGGTCGACGACCCCGCGCGCTTCTCCACGCAGTTGGTCATGGGCTGCGTCGGCAGCCCGGAGGCGAGTGCCTGATGGGCGCCAAGAGCTGCGCAGAGTGTGGCCGAGACTTCGCGGTGCCGAGGTACCTCCTCGCCAAGCGCCGCTTTTGCTCGAAGGCCTGCTCGAACAAAGTCACGGGGCGCAAACTCGCGCTTCCGCTGCCGGTGGCCAAGGTGCTGCCGGCCCACATCGACGCGAAGATCGACCGCGTCGAGAGCGGATGCTGGGAGTGGACAGGCGCCGTCAATGCGAACGGGTACGGCATCGTCGCAGTGCACCGCAAGACCGAGGGCGCGCACAGAGTCGTCTACGAAATCCTGGCCGGGTCGATTCCTGCCGGCCTGCACATCGACCACCTCTGCCGCAACCGGCGTTGCGTGAACCCGGCGCACCTCGAGCCCGTCACGCAGGCCGAGAACAACCGCCGGGCGATGCGCACTCACTGCCTGCGCGGGCACGAGTTCACGCCCGAGAACACGTATCGCCCGCCGCGAACGTCGCGCGCGCCGGAGCGGTTCTGCCGGCAGTGCCAGCGCGACAAGTACCAGGCGCGGAAGGCGGCCAAGGTCGCGGAGGTGGCGTGATGGGAGCTATGTCGCGGAGGAAGGGCAAGAAGGGCGAGATCGAGCTGGTGGCGCTTCTCCGGCCGCTCTTCCCGATGGCGCGCCGAGGGCTCTCGCAGAGCCGAGGCGGCAAGGAAGGCCCGGACATCGAGGGGTGCGCGCCGTTCCACCTGGAATCCAAGCGCCAGAAGCGCCCGAACATCCCCGCCGCGCTCCAGCAGGCCGTCGCCGACATGGCGGCCGCGGGCGACAGCTCCATGCGCTGGCCGGTGGCCGTCACCCAGGCGGACAGAGCGGAGAAGCTGGTCACGATGCGGCTCGCCGACTGGCTCGAGCTGGTCGGCCTGATGCTGCGCTACGAGCGCGCCGTCATCGAGCGGGCGAAGCAGGACGCCTCGCGCGAGCCCGGCACGCCGGCGCCGAAGGACCCGGAGGCAGCATGAACGCGACCCTCATCGAGATGCGGTGCACCATCTGCCTGCGGCCGTTCCTCGGCACGTTCCGCGCGAAGCGCAAGAACCGCCTGGGGCCGAAACCGCAGCACGCCGACTGCTGGTCTGCGCGCGACCGCATCGACGGCATCATCCGCGGTATCCGCGAGCGCATCAGTGCGCGCACCCGCTGCCCGTTCTGCGACGCGACGCCTGCACCGGGCTCGAAGTACTGCCCGCGCCACATGTTCCGCCGCGAGCCCTGCGATACGTTCGGGTGCAAGGAGCCGGTGCGGCGCAACGAGGGACAGGGCAACCAGCCTCGGCGTTGCGAGACGTGTCGGGGTCGCAAGCGAAAGTCGTTCTCGGCTGGGGCGGCAGGGAGCGCAGGGGCATGAAGAGCAACGCCAGCCACAAAGGGGCCAGGAAGCGCAACGGCGTGGGTTCCGACCCGCGTTGCAAGTCCTGCCAGAGCGCGCGGCGGCTGGAGATCGACCGCCGCCTGTTGGAGGGGCAGCCGACACGCGCGGTGTCCGCATGGCTGTCGGAGCAGGGCGAGAAGATCCGCTTCGAGAGCCTCGCTAAGCACAAGAAGCGCCACCTGGCGGTGGTCGAGCGCGCCCGCGAGCGCATCGAAGCTGCGGAGGCGCAGGCGGCCGCCGAGGTCGACAAGATCGTCGCCAGCGCGGAGCTCCTCGACGAAGCCGCTGGGATGGCGCTGACCATCGCGCGCTCGCTCGTGGAAACGATGATCAAGAAGGCCGGTGAGTACAACAAGTGGGAGCGACCGGGACAGGTCGACGCGATGCTCTTCGAGGGCATGGTGCGCGAGCTGCGGCAGATCGTGAAGACGAAGCACGAGATGAAGCACGGGAAGGATGTGAACCTGAATGGGCTCGGCCTCATCGAGTTCCTCGCCAAGTTCGGAGGTGGCGCGGGAGAGGGCGAGGGCGGCGCGGGGCCGGTGGCGACATAGCCCGACGCTGTTCGCGCGCGAGGTCCTCGGCATCGAGCCCTGGACGCGCCAGGCTGAGATCCTCCAGGCGGTCGATGCGCACCCGGCCGTCGCCGTGCGCTCCGGCCACAAGGTGGGGAAGAGCACCTCGGCCGCGATCATCGCGTGGTGGTGGATGGCCACGCGCGAGCGCCCGTTCGTGATCCTCACGAGCGCGGGGCAGACCCAGGTGAAGGAGATCCTCTGGGCGGAGCTCCGCCGGCTGCGCGACCAGCTCTACCGGCCCGAGCGCGATCGCGTGTACCTGGGCGGCGTCTTCCATGACGACCCCAGGACGGGCGTCATCGTTCCAGGGCTCGGCAAGATCCTCGGGTTCACCACGAACGAGAAGGAGCGCATGGCGGGGTTCTCCGGTGCCGAGCTGCTCTACATCCCGGACGAGTCGAGCGGCATCGACGACGAGATTTTCGAGGCCATCGAGGGCAACCGCGCGGGCGGCGCGCGCATCGTGATGTTCAGCAACCCCACCCAGACCAGCGGCTACTTCTACGACGCGTTCCACGACAAGAAGGAGTTCTTCCACGGCATCCACATCAGCAGCGAGGAGAGCCCCAACGTCGCCGCCAACCGGATGGTGGTGCCGGGGCTCGCGCTGCGGTCGTGGATCGAGGAGCGCGAGAAGGCCTGGGGCCGTGACTCGGCGCTCTTTGACGTGCGCGTCGCGGGGAACTTCCCGCGCCAGGGCAGCAACTCGGTGATCGGCCTCGCGCTCGTCGATGCCGCCGGCAAGCTCTGGGCGCACGCGCCTGACGATGGCGATCTCGAGCTGGGCGTGGACTGCGCGGAGTTCGGCGACGACGAGTCGATGGTCACGCCGCGACGCGGGAAGAAGCTCTACCCCGCCGTCCCCTTCCGCGGCCTCGACCCGGTGCAGCTCGCAGGCAGCGTCCTCCAGGTGGCGAAGGACCTGGTGCGTAAGGACGAGAGCGGCAAGCCGATCGAGAGGGTGCGCGTGAAGGTCGATGTGATCGGCGTGGGCTCCGGCTGCGCGGCGACCCTCGCGGCGATGGAGCTCGACTGGCTCGAGGTGCTGCGCGTGAACGTCTCGGAAGAGCCCACGGTGGAGGAGACGCTCGCAGGCGAGCCGGCCAACCTGCGCGCGCAGCTCTGGTTGGGCTTCCGGGACTGGCTCAAGGAGGGCGGTGCGATACCGCCCGACCCGAAGCTCGAAGGCGAACTCGTGGCGCCCACGTACCGGTTCGACGCGCGCGGGCGGATCCTCATCGAGAAGAAAGAGGACCTGAGGAAGCGGCTGAAGCGCTCCCCCGACCGCGCCGACTCCGCCTGCCTCGCCGTCTACAACGCGTCGGGCGGTTGGCTGCTCTCCACGTAGCTCGTTAGGATTGACTCAATGCGAACCTGCAACCACTGCGGCGCCGAGGTCTGGGTGAGCGTGAGCTTCATCCCTGCGCCGCCGTCCGTGTCGTACGCTCCGACCGCGCCGTTGGCACCGCACTTCGTCGCGCCCCGTTCGTGGCTCATGGCCGTCCCGTGTGGCCACTCGCTCGACGGCGCGCCCGCCGACGTGGTGAAGGCGTTCAGCGCGAAGCTCCCGGGGCTCATCGAGAAGCACCGACCGCCGCCGGTCCACTGACCGCATCTCCAGAATTCGCCCCGAAATTCGTTCCCGCCCACCGTGGCGGGCATGGGAATCCGCGACGCCTGGGCGGCGCTCTGGGGCGGCCGCGGCGAGGACAAAGAGTCTGCCGCCAAGGCTCTCGCCTCCACGCTCGACATCATGGGCGCGCCGGACGCCGCCACCGAGGCGCACGGCATCCTCGCGGGCGTTCTGCCGTACTCGCAGCCTCCGAAGCGCGGCACCCTCCAGCTCATGCTGCTCTACGCCACCGCGCCCTGGCTGCGCGCGGTGGTGAGCCGCATCTCGCACCGCGTAGCAGCGACCGAGTGGGAGCTGGACAAGATCGTCGGCGCCGATGGCAAGGCCATCGTGCCCAAGGCCGCGCAGCACGCGATGCGCCGTGAGCTACGCCAGAAGGCGTTCGCGCGCTACGCCAAGGCGGGCGCGACCGCGAAGCCGATCGACGATCACCCGATGCTCGAGTTCCTGCGGCACGGCAACAGCGTGCTCGACGGGCGCACGGCGATGCAGATCACCGCGACGCACGTGCTGCTGAAGGGCGAGGGCTACTGGCTCATTGAGCGCTTCCAGGACGGGCCCATGGTGGGCCTGCCGTGCGCGTTCTGGCCGATCCCGCCGTTCTGGGTGGCCGAGACCGCAACCACGCTGCGGCCGTTCTACCGGCTCGCCTTCATGGGCTGGAATGTTTCGGTGCCCGAGTCGGAGATCGTGCGCTTCACCGACCCCGACCCCTTCAACCCGCTGGGCCGGGGCGTGGGCCTGGCCGAGTCGCTCACCGACGAGCTCGACCAGGACGAGTACGCGAAGAAGTGGGTGAAGGGTCGCCTCTACAACCAGGGCGTGCCGCGCACCGTCGTCACCATGGAGGGCGGCGGCGAGGCCGAGGCCAAGCGGATCCAGGAGGAGTGGCGCCAGAGCTTCCAGGGCGTCTTCAACCAGTTCAAGACCTGGTTCACGCCGCGCAAGCTCCTCGTGCAGCAGCTCGAGCCGAAGTTCGAAGAGATGAAGCTCATGGAGCTGCGGTCCGCGAACCGCGATTCAGTGCTGGAGCTCTTCGGCTATCCGAAGGAGCTCCTCGGCATCGTCACCACGCAGACCACGCGCGGCGCGCTCGACACCGCCGAGTTCCGCCTGGAGAAGTACGCGGTCGAGCCCTGGCGCGAGTTCTTCCGCCACGGCATGCAGCACCGCCTGGCCACCGCGTGGACGGACAAGGTGGTGCTCGACTACGTGGACGAGGTCCCGGCCAACCGCGAGTTCCAGATGGCCGCGGCGAAAGTGCGCCCGTACGCCTTCACCAACAACAAGTTCCTGGAGATCGCCGGCTTCGAACCCACCGAGGAGGCGTGGGGCGACGAGCGCCCGCCTACGCCCGTGGACGCTCCCGAGGACAAGGAAGTCATCCCCGGCGGCGGTGGTGGCCTCGGGGGCGGGAAGGCCGCGGACCCGGAATGGGCGCGCGAGCTCCGCGCGCTGCGTCGCAAGGCCTCAGGCGATGAGGGCGACGAACAGGACGACCGCGACTTCACCCACGACGACATCGACGACGTGCTGAGCGCCGTCGAGGACGAGGGCCTCGCCGACGAGGAGCTCAGCGACATCCTGGAGCGCAACGTCCGAGAGATCGGCGGCAAGGCGATGCGCGAGCTGGGGATGCAGGCCAGCGCCTTCGACCACCGCGACCCGCGCGTGAAGAAGTACCTTGAGGAGCAGTCGAGCGCGGCGATCACTGCCATCGACGACACCACGAAGGCCGACATCCGCACCACGCTCGCCAAGGTCGCCGACGAGGGCGGCAGCGTGCGCGACGCGGGGCGCGAGATCCGGAAGTACTTCGAGGACGCCAGCGTCGAGCGCTCGAACCTCATCGCCCAGACCGAGAACCTGCGCGCGAGCGGCTACGCCACGCACGAGGCGTTCACCCAGAGTGGCCTCGCGCTGAAGAAGTACTGGCAGCACGGCGGCGGCGAAGACGACCCGCGACAGGGCCATGTGGACCTCGCCGCGGCGGAGCCGATCGACCTCGACGAACCCTTCGTGAACCCGGAGACCGGCGTCGCGATGCTCTACCCGGGCGAGGCGGGCGACCCGGGCGAGGACTGCAACTGCCACTGCAGCCATTGGGTGAAGGCCGCGGAGCCTAAAGCCGCCAAGGCGCCGCCGACGGGCGCCGAGCTGCGCGCGTGGCGGAAGCCGGGCGAGGCGCGCATCCGCCGCGTCGCCAAGGTCGCGTTCGCGCGCCAGGCCAAGGCCGCGCTCAAGGCGCTCCGTGGCTAGGTGCGCGCCGCGGCAGTTCTGCGCGTGCGGACGCCCGGCGCTCTTCCTCAGCCCGAAGAAGCGTCGCTGGGTGAGCCGCGCAGATCATCCGGTCTGCCAGCGGTGCTGGAGCGGCGAGCGGCAGTCGCAGATGGCAGCGCGCATTTCCTCGCCCGCGCGCAGCCGTAGCGCGCCGCGCGGCTACGTGCCGCCGGTGGATCTCGACACCCCGGAGTTGCGCGTGCTGCGCGCGGTGCTGCAGGTGCTCGAGCTGGCCTTCCCGGACGGCGCGGCAGCGTAGGCCCGCGTTCGATATTCGCCCCGAAATTCTCCGCCCATCAAAGTCGGCTCCATGCTGAAGCCGACGAGCCTCGCGAACCTGAAGCGCGCCGCCCTGGCCGCGGCGGGCGCTGCTGCGCTCGCCGGCGCCGACGCGCGCGCGAGCGTGCGCTCGGTGCTCCTCAGCAAGGACGCCGAGCCGCTCGCGTCCACGATGCAGGTGGAGAGCATCGACGAGGCGGCGCGCACCGCGACGTTTGTCCTCACCGAGTTCGTGCCCGACCAGGTCGGCGACCGCGTGCTGCCCGAGGGCGGCGACCTCGCCGACTTCTTGCGCAACCCGCAGTTCCTCTGGATGCACCAGCAGGAGCTGCCGCCGATCGGCAAGTGGCTCAAGCTCTGGATCGAGGACGGCAAGCTCAAGGGGACGGCGTATTTCACGCCGCCCGAGATCGACGAGCCCGGCGACCCAGCGCACAGCTTCAGCGAGCGCTGCTGGTCGCTGGTGAAGGCGGGCATCCTCAACGCCGTTTCGATCTTCTTCCGCATCAAGGAAGCCGAGTTCAACGGCGAAGGCCTCGACGTGAACGCCTGGACGCTGCTCGAGGCGTCCCTGGTCACCGTCGGCATGAACCCGAACGCGCTGCTCGACGGCAAGTCGGCGGCCGCGCTCCTGGAGGACCGCATGCCCAAGGGCAAGGCGCTGACCGAGGGCAACGCGGGCGAGGGCGGAAACATGGCCACGGCCGACGACTTGCAGAAGTGCATGAAGGCGATGACCGAGGCCTGCTCGGCAATGCAGAAGTCCGTCGCCGACCACCAGGCGCTCGTCGACAAGCAGAGCAAGCTCGTCGAGGCGCACGGCAAGGCGCTCGCCGATGCGCAGGCGCACGCGCAGAAGCTCGCCGCGGTGCACGCCGACCTGCAGTCCGTCACCGACGAGCTCAGCCAGACCAACGCGGACAACGACCCCGACAACGAGGCGAAGAAGGCCGCGGCCGAGCTGCGCAAGCAGGCCGACGAGAAGTGGACCGAGGCCAAGAAGCTCGCCGACTCCGATCCGAAGAAGTCGGAGGCGCTCGCGCGCGAGGCCGGCGAGCTGCACGCGAAGGCCACGCAGGTGCTCGCGAAGGGCGGCGGTGCTCACCAGCTCAGCGGTTCGCAGCTCGCGCGCGCCAAGGCGGTCAAGAAGGCCGCCGACGACATGATTGCGGCCCACAACGCGTCGGGCGGCACCGACGCTGGCAAGCCCGACGACGACAAGGACGGCAAGAGCGCCAAGTCCTTCGAGCAGTGGCTCGCGAGCCAGACGCCCGAGCAGCTCAAGGCCGCCGCGGCCGAGATGGCCGAGCAGGCCATCCGCGAGCAGCGCGGCGCCATCGACTGATTTTTCACCCCATTCCCCCGCCCGAGCGGCGGAGCAGGAGCGCACCGATGACGACCCCGAATGCCAACCCCACCGGCGGCGCGCCCGCGCCCAAGGTGCCGCCCGAGTTCATGGCGGAGTTCACCGAGAAGATGGCCGCCATCACCCGCGAGGAGATGGACAAGAAGATCGAGGCGCTCAAGGCCAAGGCCGCGAGCGGCGAGATTAACCTCGCGCAGCATGGGCGTCCGGAGGACCTCAAGCTCAAGCACCAGGCCTTCTACGACTCCTACGACCCGCTCAAGGGCAAGGGCGTTGCGTTCGGCCAGTTCATCAAGGCGCACCTGATCGCTGCGAAGGGCGGCCGCGCCCTCGCCGACGTGACCAAGGAGCTCCAGGCCGTGGGCAAGCTGGACGAGTTCGTCGGCAAGGCGCTGCTCGAGTCCAACTTCCAGGACGGCGGCAGCACCATCAAGCCGGAGGTGATGGCCGACTTCATCGAGCTGCTCCGCGCTGCGCTGGTGCTGCGCGAGCTCGGCATGGGCGTGCTGCCCATGAAGAACAACGAGCTGATCTGGAACCGCCAGGTGGCGCCCGCGCAGGCCGCGTACCGCGGCGAGCTCGTGGCCATCTTGGCCAGCCAGCTGAAGACCGGCGCCATGAAGTTCCAGGCGCGCGAGCTGAACGTCTTCACCGGCATCAGCAACAACCTGCTCGCAGACGGCGGACCGCTCATCGACATGATGGTGCGCGACGACGTGATCGCGGTGATGGCGCTGCGCAGCGACCTCGCCGGCATCCGCGGCAACGGCGCCAACGACACGCCGAAGGGCCTCCGCTACCTCGCCGACAGCGGCAACATCTTCGACGCCACCGTGGCTGGCGCGGACGCCACCTTCCAGGAGGTGATGCTCGACCTCGCCAAGATGATCCGCAAGGTCAAGGGCGTGAACGGCGTCATCAAGAAGGGCGGCTGGGTCATCACCCCGCGCGTGGAGGAGTACCTCCAGGCACTGGCGTTCCAGAACATCAGCGCCGAGTTCGGCATCAATGCCTTCCGCGAGCAGCTCGACAAGGGCCTCATCCGCAACATGCCGTACCGCACCACCACCCAGGTGCCGGACAACCTCGGCGTGGGTGCCAACCAGACCGAGGTCTACCTCGCCGACTTCGCGGAGTACTTCCGCGCGGAGAACGAGGGCGTCCTGGTGGAGAGCTCGCGCGAGGCGACCTTCACCGACGGCAGCGGCGCGACGGTGAACGCCTTCCAGCAGGGCGTGACCGCCATCAAGGCGACCGCGCGCGAGGACTACGGCCTCCGCCAGACCAAGAAGGCGGCCATCCTGACCGCCTGCCCCTGGGGCAGCTCCCTCGGCTAGGCCTGAGCGGCTGACCGCACCCGCCCCGCTGCTGGCTTCGGCCGGCGCGGGGTCGAGGTGTCAGAGGGGCCGGAGTGGCCCCGCGAACCTTCGAGGAGCACGCCATGCCGTTCATCCCCTCCACCGACATCAACAGCGGCATCCAGTACGGCGCCGGCAAGATCGCCAAGGCCCAGGGCGCCGGCAACATCGACACCGGCTGGGTCGACCGCACGGACTTCGACAGCGCGACGCTGCTCGGCCAGCTCGGCGCGGCCGCGGGCGGCCCGGCGACGCAGAGCCTCAAGCTCCAGCTCTGGGACGCCGACGACGACACCGGCACCAACGCCGCGCAGGTGAAGCCCGACGGCGTGACCGCCGACTCCAGCGTCACCGGCGCCGCGGCCGACAACGCCATCACCCAGCACGGCGTGCGGTTCTCGAACTGCCGCCAGTGGGTCAAGGCGCGCGCGGTGCTCGCCTTCACCGGCGGCGCTGGCCCGACCAACGACGTGTCGGTGCAGCTCATCCTGGGCGGCGCGCGGAACATGCCGACCACGCCCCCGAACCCCTAGTTCCGAAACCTGACTGGTGCTGCCGGCGCGGATGACGCGCCGGCCCCGCCGGACCACTTCAACCAGGAGGCCACCGTGGCCGACAACAAGCCGTTCTACGCCCCCAACGGGAAGCGCGTGGTGAAGCTCACCACGCACCGCTTCGAGCAGCACAACCCCGGCGAGGTCGCCGGCTTCGAGGACGACGTGGCGAAGGCCCTCATCGAGAAGGGCTTCGCCGTCGACTACCAGCCGACCGAGGCGGAGCTGGCCCAGGCCGGCATCAAGCCGACCCCGCCCCCGGCCGACGCGACCAAGAAGGACGGCAAGCCCGCCGCGAAGTAGCGCGCGAGCGAGCTGCTCGATGAAGCCATGGCGATCGCTGCGAACGCGCTCACGGATGTAGCCAACGTCCAGACGCGCTTGCGGCTGGCCGCAGGGACCGACTCCGTCCTCATCGAGCAGCTCATCAACGAGGCGAGCGCGGCGATCGAGTCGTACTGCGACCGCCGTTTTGGCTACAGCGCCGCGGTCGTCGAGCAGCTCGCGACGAGGGGCGACGTGAAGCTCCAGGTGTCGCGCACGCCGCTGCTCAGCGTCGGGAGCATCACGCTGCTCTACGGCGATTCGGTCGTGACGGTGGATCCCACCGAGTACGAGCTCCACGACGCCGACGAGGGCACGGTCTACCGCAAGGTCGGGCCGTGGCCGTGGAGCGCGCGCTGGCAGGACGGGTTGAACTTCGACCTGGACCAGCAGCCGGGCACCGAGCGGAAGAATTGCACGGTCACGTACGCCACCGGCTACGTCACGCGCGTGCAGGCCGCTGCGGGGCTCGCCGGCGGGTGGGCGAATGGCGCGGTCGCGTTCGGAAAGCTCATCCGCCCCGACGCGCAGCCGACGCAGGTCTGGGAGGCTGTCGTCGCGGGCAACACCGGCGGTGTCGAGCCTGCCTGGCCCGCCGCGCCGGTAGTCGGCCAGCAGGTCATCGACGGCGGCGTGACCTGGGAGTTCACCGGCATCGAGGCCGCGGTGGGGCTCGGACGCAGCCTGCCGTCCGACCTCGAGCGCGCCTGCATCATCCAGACGGGCGCCTACTACCGCGGCGACACGCGGAACAAGAGCGTGAAGGACGAGGCGGTGGGCAAGGCCCGGCGCACCTACGTGAACACCGACCTCCTCGACGAGGTGGTGGAGCTGGTGAAGCGCTACGCGAGGTGGAGCTGATGGACCGCGCGAGCCTCCACCACCGCCTGCGTTGCTTCCGCGTCGCCGCCGCGCTCGGGCTGCCCGTCGGCTACGTGCTGGCCTGGCCCATCGACCACATCGACGCGGCGATCGCGCTGCTACTCCGGGGAGGCCGCTGATGGACCTCTCCGACGCCTTCCGCCAGGTGGTGAGCTTCAAGGAACCGGTGGGCACGCGCGGCGTGCACGGCGACCCCGACTTCACCGGCGCCGCGCTGCAAACCTCCAACGCGCGCGTGGAGCCCAGCACGCGCACCATCTTGAACTTTCTCGGCGAGGAGGTCCTCACCTCGCACTTCGTGATGATGGACCGCCAGCTCTCGCCGTTCGCGCGCGTGTGGCTGCCGGGTGCGGACACGGCGAACGACCAGCAGGCGCGGCGGCCGCAGCGCATCGAGGCGGCCGTGGACCTCGACGGCGTGACCTCTCATTGGGAGGTCTACTTCTGATGCCTCTCGAGGGCTCCAAAGAGTTGCAGGCGGACCTGCAGAAGTACGCGAAGACGGCCGAGGCCGCCTTCGGCGCCGCCATCTACGAGGAGGCGGTGGAGATCATCGGCGGGGCCGACGAGAACGTGCCCTACGAGTACGGTCACCTCCGCCGCTCGCACTACGTCATGCCGCCCGCGCAGGGCCCCAGCGGTACGGAGGTGGAGCTCGGTTACGGAGCCGGCTACGGCCTGTACGTGCACGAGATCCCGGCGAACCACCCGAAGGGCGGCAAGGACCACTGGCTGCGCGACGAGATGGTGAAGCGCCAGGCGGGCATGGCCGAGCGGCTCGCGAAGCGGACCGAAGCGCACATCGCAGCGGGTTCCGGATTCCAGTCGCTCGGCGTGCCGAGCGAGCGGCCCGACCCGATGGACGCGATCAACGCCGAGCGCGCTGACCGCGAGCGGGCCCGGCGCCGAGCTCGAGCGGCCGGCATCCGCGCCCAGAACGCGGCGCGCGCGCGGAGGGCTCGATGAGCGCGCGGATCCCAGAGAAGGACGTGCGCGACTTCCTCGCCGCGCTGCCCGGCTCCCCCTTCGGCGCTGCCGACGTGAACATCCGCTGCGGCTTCCCGCGCTCGCCGACCCAGCCCAACACCAGTCTCGTGGGGATCTGGATTGACGCCATCGAGCGCGCGCCGGCCCCGTATTACGGCGCTGCAGCGAACTACCGCACCGCGGACATCGACGTGAAGGTGGTCTCCGCGCCCGAGGACCTCGACGGCGGCTGGGCCCAGGCGCGCGCGGTGCGCGAGGCGCTGCACACCCACGCGCCCGACACCTACGTGGCCTGCCTGAACACGCTGTGCCGCTACATGGGCCGAAACGGCGAGTCCGGCCAGCACCTCTTCGCCGTCAATTTCACCCTCACCTGGTCGGCGTAGCCGACCGAAGGAGAAGCGCAAATGGCTACCCTGCCCGGATATGACGCCCTCATCTACAAGTCGCCCGACGGCGCGGCTTGGACCCAGCTCACCACGGCCACCGACATCAAGCCCGGCGGCCAGAAGAACGACATGCTGGACCGCACCTACTACGGCCAGGGCGATGCCCAGAAGCGCCGCAGCAAGGGCCTCCACGACAACAGCGTGAGCTTCAAGCTCGACTACGACAGCGCCGCGGCCCAGATCACCGGGCTCATCACCGACAGCGACGCCGGCAACGACGTGTGGCTCAAGGTGCTCTACGACGGCGTGCACGGCTTCAGCCAGAAGGGCCTCGTCGAGAACTACGACGTGAGCCCGCCCATCAACGGGAAGGTGGAGGTCACCTTCACCTGGCTGCCCAACGGCGTGAAGACCGTCATCTAGGCCGCGCGCGCAGTTCTTCGGCTGGCGCGCTCGCGAGGCGCGCGAGCCACTTGATGAGAGGCACCCATGGCTCTGGAACCTGGCTACCTGGCCCGCGTGAAGTTCAAGGGCGCGAGCACCGCGATGGTCGCGGAGGCGTGCACCGCGCTCGCGAACGATGCGCAGGGTCGGCACCGCTACCAGATCACCAACGCGGCGCACCGCCGCCTCGACCCGACCGTCGTGCCGACGGTGAAAGAGAACGCAGGCGCGATCACCACGCCGGTCGCCGACCTCTACTCCATCGACCTCTTCGGCGTGATCACCTTCGCGGTGGGTTACGTGCCCACGCCGAATGTGACGATCGACGGCGCCTGGCTGGCGGTGGGCGACCTGCCCGGCGCCTTCGACGTGAAGATCAGCCGCAAGAACCAGATGAGCGACAACACGCAGTACGCGCAAGGCGATCCGCAGAAGCGCCGCGTGCCGACGCTCCAGGACCTGTCGCTCTCGCTGAAGGGTCGCGGCTACCTCACCGACGTGTACGACTCGCCGGGCGTCGACACCCTCGAGTCCATCAGCGCGAACGGCACGCCGGTGCTCGTCGAGGTGGACCCCGACGGCCAGGGCGTCTTCGTCCTGCGCGCGTGGGGCATCATCGACACCAACGGGCAGGACATCCCGCTGGGCGAGCTCGCCGCCTACAACACCAGCGTGCAGGCCGCGCCGCAGGGCACCGCCAGCTACCTCAAGTTCGGCTGGAGCTGGGGCGCTCCGTAGCGCACTCGCGCGGGCGCCTTGTCACCGGCCCTCGCATTCCTTCTCACCGGCCCGCGTGGCCACCACCAGGAGCACCGCAGATGGAGACCGACAGCAACCAGGCGCAGAGCAGCACCACCAGCACCGAGGCCGCGCCGCCGGCGCCGCCGGTGGTGATCACCACCCAGGCCGACGCGCGCGCGCGCCTGCTCCGAACCAAGCAGCCCAAGTTTGAGCTCGCTGTGGTGGAGGGCGCCGAGTACGCGCTGGTCGTGCCGCCCGAGGGCGTGCGCGGCGAGATTGGCGCGCAGGCGCTCGACGTGGACGGCAAGGGACGGGTGCGGAACGGAAACCCGAAGCGGCGCCAGGCGATGACCATCATCGCCATGGTGCACGCGATCGTGGTGGACCCGACGACCCAGCAGAAGCGGCCCGGCGCCAAGGTCTTCTCGGACGCCGACCTCCAGACGCTCATGAACGAGCCGTCGTGCCCGGAGAGCGTGATCTGCCTCTTCGGCGAGAAGTGCGAGGACGTGCTGTACCGCGCCGACGAGAACGCGATGGTGGCCGCAAAAAACGGCTGATGCACACCCCGCTCCGGCGATTGCTCTACGCGATCGCCTCCGAGCTCGGTGTGCACGTGCATGAGGTCGAGCAGTACGACCGCGACGAGGTGTTCGAGTGGTTGGCGGAGTTCGAGATCCGCGCTGAGGAGCGACGGGTAGCCCTGGGGGATTGATGTCAGCCGAGCTCGCGCCAGTCGTTGCCAAGATCACCGCGGACACCACCGGGCTCGAGGCGGGCGTCCAGCGGTCCACGACCGCGACGGCAGGGCTCGAAAAGCAGGTGCGCGACACGGAGCAGGCACTGGCTGATCTTGGCCAGGAGGGGCTCCAGACCATTCAGAACCTGGGTGCATCCGCCGAGCAACTGACTCGGATCATCGAATCCGACTGGAACGCTGCGCTCGCGGAGAACGTGCAGCACATGCGAGGCGTGCGCGAGGAGATCGAGGAGACCGTCACCGCCGTCGACCAGATCAAAGAGGGCCTGGGCGAGATGGGAAAGAGCTTTGCCATCGCGACGCTCGCCGCTGGCGCGATGGAAAAGGTCGTCGAGACCGTGAAGGAGTTCGTCGCCGAGAGCATTCGCGCCGCCCAAGCTGCGCAGGACATCGACGTGCAGTTCCGTCTTGCGTTCGGCAACGCCTCGAAGGAGGCGAAGGAGTGGGCGGAGCAGACCGGCGCGGCGGTAGGCCGCAGCGCGGACGACCTCGAGAAGGCCGCCACCAAGTTCAAGGTGATGGCCGATGGCATGGGCTTGACCGGCGAAGAGGCCGAGCACATGTCGGAGTCGCTCGCGAAGCTCGCCGTGCAGATGTCGCAGGCGCGCGGCGTCCCGCTCGAGCAGGCCGTCCAGGCGCTGAGCGCGGGGCTGCACGGAGCCGGCCGCGGGCTCTACGAGTTCGGCATCGCGATGAACCAGGTGACGCAGAACGAGGAGGCCATGCGGCTGGGCCTCGGCGACACCTACTCGAAGCTGGGCGAGGCCGAAGCCGCACAGGTCAACTTCAACCTGATGATGAAGAGCGCCGCGCTTGTCTCCGCCGAGGCGGCCGCGGCGTCGGGCACCTATACGAACAAGCTGGCCGAGCTTAAGTCGAACTTCGAGGAGCTGCAGGGCCACCTGGCGGGCGGCGTCCTCGATGATCTGACCAAGCTCGTCTCGGCCATCAACGAAGGTGTCGTGGCCTACGACAAGATCAACGAGGCCACGAAGGGCTGGAGTACCACGCTGCTCGAGGGGCCTATCGCAGCGACAACGCGCGCGGCTCGCGAGCTGAGCGATGAACTTCTCAAGCTCGCCGGCATCGGCGGAGGTCCGGACGCGGCAAAAAGTGCGGCTACGGACGCCGCGATGATCAAGCAGGCTCAGGAGCAGAAGAGGCACTGGGACGATGAAGCCGCCCACGACGCTGAGCGGGCCCAGAGGAACGCGAAGCTCTTCGACGAGATTGAGAAGAAGACCGACGAGATCGACAAACGCCACCTGGAGATGGTGCGCCAGGCCATTGCTGAGCAGGCCAAAGCCGCGGCTGAGCTCGCGAAGGACGGCGCCTACCAGCACAACCTCGCCCTCGACGCGATCAAGGCTATGCAGAAGGCTGACGCCGACAAGGACGCGGCCTCGGTCTTTTCTGCGAACGAGGATCTCCAGGGCGCGATGGCGGCCGCCGACGTGCGGCGCAAGAGCGACGAGGACTCCGAGAAGCGAGCAGAGTCGCAGGCCCAGCGTCTCCAGAAGACGCTCGACGACATCAAGAAGAACGGCGGCGGCTTCGACCAGATCAAGGCCGCACAGGCCGCGGTCGACGCGGCGTACCTGAAGGTGCAGGCCGCTGGCGCTCAGGTGATCAACGACGACAAGACGGCCCTCTCGACGCTCGCTCAGGGCATCAAGGACCAGCAGGCGCTTCAGGAGGGCCGCGACAAAAGCTCGAAGGTCTACATCGACGCGCAGAAGAAGATCGACGACCTCGAGAAGCAGCGCGGCGAGGCGCAACAGAAGCTCAACGAGGATGCCAACGCGCTCGAGGATAAGCGCCGCGCGAACATCGATCGACTTCAGAAGGTCCAGCAGGAGGCCTCCAACTACTTCAAGTCCATCGGCTCCAGCCTCGGCCACGCCGCGCTCGGGCAGGCCGGCGGAATCGTGGACAGCGCGGCGCAGGGCGGTCAGGTCGCCGGGCCCGCCGGCGCGGCCGCGGGAGCCGCCGTTGGGCTGATGGAGCATTCAAGGCAGATGCAGCAGCTCCAGGCCGAGGTGAACAAGCTCACCCAGGCGCTGGCGGACACCATCGGCTCCGCGCTCGAACCGCTGATCCCGGTCATCCAGGAGATCGAGCAGGCCATCCAGCCGGTGCTGGATGCGCTGAAGCCGCTGCTCCGCGCCCTCGGCGAGTCGGTGGCCGGCGCGCTGCAGGAGGCGCTCAGCCAGCTCGAGCCGTTCATCGGCCCGCTGGTCGAGACCATCCAGGCGATCACGCCACTCATCGAGATCTTCGAGAAGGTCAATGCGATCGTCACCGAGGTCGCCGCGCTCTTCGACCCGATGACGTACGCGATGAAGGCGCTGGCCGCCGCGGCGGGCCCGCTCGCGGACGCGCTGCAGGCAACGGCCGACGCCATCGGCTACGCGTGGGACGAGATCATCGGCGCCGTCCAGTGGCTGCTCAACGGGCTCGCGCACGCCCTGCCCGGCGACCTCGGCGACGCCATGCGCGAGCTCGACGATCAGCTCGATGGTCTGAAGTACTCGGCGCAGAAGACCGCCGACGCGATGACCGCCGCGATCCAGGCGCTCGACGACGGGGCGAAGAGCCTCACCGACGCGCAGCACGCCGCCGTCCAGGCGCGGATCAACTTCGACCGCCAGGAAGCCGCCGCTCTCGGCGGCTACATCGGCGCGGCCCTCCAGGCCGAGGCCGAGCGGCTCCAGAAGGAGCTCGACGCCACCGCGAAGTTCGGTTCGGCGATGGACCTCACCGAGCGACACCTGGAGCAGCTCCAGAAGCAGGCCAAGGACGCGGGCGACGCGCTCAGGCAGATGACGGCCGCGGCGGACTCGGCAGCGGACCGCGCCAGCAGCACCGTGTCCAACGACATGCAGAACTCGGCCGCGCTCCAGGCGGCGATCGCGCTGGCGCGGCAGGAGGGCGCGAGCCCCGACGTGATTGCCGAGCTCCAGAAGGAGTACGACGCCGCTCAGGCGCAGCTCGCGATCGACCAGCTCAAGCTGCAGGTGGCCATAGACGCCCAGCAGATCGCGCACGACGACGCCCAGGCGCAGCTCGCCGAGCTCGCCGAGCAGAACGACCTCGCCCGGGTGCAGCTCGACTACCAGCGCGGGCTGAAGGACTCGGACAAGCAGGTGATCGCCGATTGGGCGGCTGCGTTCGCCGACTCGACCGCGCACAACCAGTACGAGAACGCCGCCAAGAACGACGCCACTCAGATGCAGAAGGACCAGCAGGCGCTGCTCATCGCCCAGGCGCAGCAGCTCGTGGACAACACCAAGGCCACGCTGGGGAACACCAAGGCGGTGCAGGACGCGAGCGGCTCGAGCCTGAACGTCCCGGCGATGTTCAAGGTGGCGCAGGCCGTCGACGCGGCGCTCTCCGCCGGCGGCGGCACGAGCTCGAGTGGCAAGGGCCTGGCCACGCTCTCGCCTTCGGCCAAATCGACCATCGACCAGCGCGTGTCGAAGGTGCTGGAGAACGGCACCTACAACGGCTTCGTGAACCACGGGACCATCAACTTCTACGGCTCGGACGGCAGCAAGAGCTCGAGCGGTTCGTTCACCGACCAGGTGGTGAAGGCCATCAAAAAGGACAAGCAGACTCGCAAGGGCAGCAGCTCCCGCGAGGACGGCCCGCGTTGGCACTTCAAGGACGTGGGGTGAGCTGATGGCGTTCATCCAGCTCAACGGCATCGAGCTCGAGGCGCAGCAGGGCTCGGGCGACGAGGAAGAGCAGGAGGTCGGCGAGGGTCTCACCGAGGCCTTCGACGGCAGCGCGCTGCGCTCGGTGCGCGGCTACAAGCGCCGGTGGTCGTTCACGTCGCTCGTGGACACGCCGACGAACTCGCGCGCGTTCCGGAAGCTCCTGCAGAGCCGCGTGCGCAACTGGACCTTCGACGCGGACCTCTATTCGACGGGCGGGCTCGGCCCGAACCTGAGCGGCATCAATGCCGGTGTGGTCTCGGGAGGCCTCTTCGGCAACGCGCTCCAGCTCAACGCCTCCACGGGACACATCGAGTACGACGGTCTGGGCGGCGCCAACGGCGTCGACGGCTTCACGCTGCTCATCCTGCGCAAGAACGGATCGAACTGGGACGACTGGCACCTGAGCTGGAGCGCGTCGGGCACGCTCTCCGCCGTCTACTTGAACGGCGTCGCCCAGGCAACCGCTCTGCCGAGCTGGATCACCAGCTACACCCACGCCACCGGCGCGCTGATCCTCAACAACACCACCGGCGCGGCGCAGCTCTACGACGAGATGGTCGCGATGGCCTTCGAGGCGCCGCTCTCCTCGTGGTCCGCGCAGCTCGCTACCTGGCGCGCCGCAAACGCGTGGGGAACGGTCGCGGGCGCGCTCCAGCTGGGCTCAAGCCAGCTCGGGAGCGGCACCGTCTTCGGCAAGCCGAGTAAGGCCAAGATGCAGGCCGCGGTCATCGGCGGGCAGCTCTACGAGTTCGCCGAAAGCTTCCCGTTCGAGCTCTGGGAGGCGTAGCCGGTGCGCACCACCACCACCCAGGAGGCGAAAGTCCTGGCCTCGAAGCAGAGGCAGGTCTTCCTGCGCGTGAAGATCGCCGATCACACCGGCGCGCTCGTGGACCTCACCACGCTCAAGGGCCGCAACTGGGTGAAGTCGGCCGAGTGGAGCGAGAGCGCTGACAGCTACGTCGCCACGGCTGACGTGGAGCTCCACGACCAGGTGCAGGACCTCTACCTGGCGCCGCTGATGAGTGCGTCGCAACTCAACTCGGGCGGCTCGCAAATCGATTGCGCGCGCGAGATCCTCATCGAGACGGCCACGATGCCGATCGGCGTGCAGCCGGCCGCGTCCGACTGGCACAAGGCGTTCCACGGCTACACGGACGAGGTGGATTGGGAGGCCACGCCCATCAAGGTCACGTGCCGGGATCTGGCCGGCCTCCTGCTGCAGGACGCGCAGATCGAGGTGGAGCGCCAGTACGGCATTTGGGAGGCCTCGCGCACGCTCCAGCTCGGTTACGTCACCCAGCCGAGCGGCGCGCCGCCGAACGGACAGCCGAGCTCGTCGACACAGTTCTGGAAGGTCACCACCGCAGGCACCACCGGCGCCACCGAGCCGGCCTGGCCCGCGAGTCCGAGCCCAGGCGCGACCATCGCAGACGGCACCGTGGTGTGGACCTACCAGGCTGCGGTGGCGTGGAGCGCGGCGAGCGCGCGCACCGCCGGCGCCTTCACCGCCAACCCCAGCAACGCGCTCCAGTACTGGCAGTGCATCCAGACCGGCACCACCGGCGGCGCGAACCCGTTCCCGAGCGCGCCGACGCAGGGGCAGATCGTCAACGACAACACCTGTAAGTGGCAGTACTACGCCTCGCTGGGCGGCACGCCGCTGGAGACGGTGATCCAGCAGATCGTGAACGACACGCTCGGCGCTGGCGTGGTGGCGCTGAATACGCCAGCGGCGTCGAATTGGTTCCTGGGCGCCTTCAAGCAGAGCCGCGACAAGGTGTTCCAGGCGATCACCGCGCTCGTCGAGGCCGCAGGTTGGGATCTCCGCTATTGGTTCAGCGGCACCGAGGCCGCCGGCGATTTCAAGCTCACGCTCCAGAGCGTCGCGCGCGGCGCGGGCGTGTGGCCGAACGTCGCGCCCGCGGTGGTCTACACCTTCGACAAGAGCAGCTACTACAGCCTCACGAAGTGCGGCCGCGCGGTGCAGGACGTGCGCAACGTGGTCTCCGTCATCTACCCCGACGCGGAGAACCTGGACGCCACCACCGGCGCGCCCACGCGCGGGCAGGTGACGGTTTCGGACGCGACCAGCATCGCTGCCTACAAGCGCCGCTACATGGAGATCGCCGAGGGCGCGACCGGATCCGTGACCACCAAGGCGATGGCGACGGTGCTCGCGAACGCCGCGCTCGCTGACCTCAAGGACCCGCTGCTGCTCGCGGAGATGGAGCTCCCGTTTTTCTGGCCGGTGCAGCTCAACGACTACGTGACGGCGAAGGCCAACGGGGTGCACTTCGACACCGACCAGAGTGTCGCGGTGGTGTCCATCAAGCACAGCTTCGGCGCGCCAGGCGAGGACGGTCGTGCGACCTCGCGCACGGTGCTGGGGCTGCGCGGGATGCCCACGATGGGCGCGCAGAAGCACCTGGACAAGGAGAGCACCGCCGCGGCCGCGACGCTGCCTCTGAAGGCCACAGACGTGGCCAAGAACCTGGTAGTCACCCAGACGATCGCTGGCGCGCGCGTGGCCTTCACGCCACCGCGCTTCAAGGGCTCGCAGTACCTCACTCCGGAGCTCCACGTCTCGACGAGCTCGGGCTTCACGCCCACCAGCGCCACGCTCAAGGACCTGGGCCTCAAGTCGGCGCACATCGCTAACGACCTCACCCCGGGCACCACCTACCGCGCCGCTATCGTGATGCGGGACCAGCGCGGGAACGTCGCGAGCAAGAGCGCAGAGCAGACCTTCGTCGCCGGCTACGCAGGGATCGCCGTGGCCGGCGCGAGCCCGCTAAACGTGCTCGATCCTGCTTACACGCAGAACGCTCACGTCTACCTCTCGCTCACGCAGGCGGTCGCGAACAACTCGGGCAACTACATCATCCCGTTCGATTTTGCGGTGGCGAATACCACCACGCCACTCGGGGCCGTATTCGACACCTCGCTCCATCGATTCATCGCGCGCTACGGCGGCACGTTTCTCTTCGCGATCCACATCTACATCTACAGCACGGCACCCGGCGACCTCGCGACGGTGGGCTTCAGAAAGAACGGGACCACTGGACTCTCCGGATCAGCTTTTGGGGCATCGCAGAGTGTCCCCGGTCCGGACAACGTGATCTCGATCGACTTCGCGGCCGCGATCACCCTCGCGGCTGGGGACTACGTCGAGGCGTCGATTGGCCTGACCCCAGCGACTCCGAACGCCTCCAACTGGAACATTTCGGGCGACAACGACGGCGACTCCACCACCTGTCGTCTCGCGGTCGCTCAGCTCCTCCACACCTAGCGCTCGAGCGCGCCACCGTCGGGGAACACGATGCAGAGGGCTTGGCCGGTTCGAGAGTCGGAGATCGTCATCGCGTGCGAGCCCACGCTGAGTGCCCGGCATCCGCCGGCGCCGTCCGATTCGAATCCGCACGCGCACATGCACTCGCCCACGCCACCGCCGTCGAAACGATCACTGTGGGCTGGGCATGGCTGAACAACGTCGAGCACGCCGTTCGCCTTTGCGGCGGCCGAGCTGCAACCAGCCAGCAGGACTAAACCCAGAAGACAAATGGAGGAGCGCATGAAATCGCCGATGAGCTTCACAATCAAGGTTCGATCGATTCTCGCGGCTATTGCAAGTCTCTGTGTCTTCAGCGTCGCCTGGGCTAACGGCTACAACGCGGATTGGGTTTTCCACGGCAACGCGCCGACCGCCTCCGGACAGGTCGTCTGTTCGACCGGCGCCGCAAGCTCGAGCGCTGGCGTCGGGAAGTGGGACACGCCAGCCAACTGTGGGCTCAGCGGCGGGAGTACGCCGACCAGCCTCTACGTGCCCAACCTCTTCACGTGGACGAACACCGGCGTGACCTCACCGTTTCTGCGCGGCACGGTGGTGAAGATCGGCAGCACGTTCTACGCGTTCGGCGGGTACCAGACTTCGCCGCTCACGAACACCAACCACATCTGGACCGCTCCGGTCTCCACCCCGACGACGTGGACGGACCAGGGCGCGCTGCTGCCCTCGGGTGCCTGCTCGGCGTGGGATGGCCTGCGCATCGCCATCATCGGCACGGACATCTACGCATTCGGTGGCGAGGGTGGATGCTCGGCGATCCTGCACTCCACCACGAGCAGTCCGCTGTCGTGGACGAACACCGGGCACACGGTCGACACCGCGCGCGACAACGTTCCGCTCGTCGTGGCCGACGGAGAGCTCCTGCTCTATTCGGGGAGCTCGCTCACGTCGCTGGGCTCCGCGAGCACGGCGTCTCCGACCACTTGGAGCACGACGGCGGGCGTCGTCGGCTCAGCGAGGTGGCTGGGGACTGCGGCCTGGGCGGGGAATCGAATCTACGTGATGGGCGGCAGCGGCGGCGGCTCATTCCAGACCTCGATCATCGGGACCTGGACCGAGAACCCAACGGCCCTGCCGCTCTCGTGGTCTGTGACTGGGATGAACCTCGACGACTGTCCCGAGGTGATCGCGCTCGATAGTGCCCTTTACATGTTCGGATCGACCGATACGAAATTGACTCGGATGGGCGTGGGTGGCGCGGAGACGCTGACCCAATGGTTTTCCGTCCTGCCCGAAGCAAATCCATTCATCCGTCACGCGCGATGGATCGGCAGCGACGGATACATGTACATGGTCCAGGGCTCGGGCACGAACGCCGGGCGCATTTACAAGAGCGGCCGCGACGAAGTCCTCGTGTGGAACTACGACAGCAGCAAGATTCAGGATTACCCGGCGGTGTACGGCACGAGCTCGGACAAGTCGGGGCAGGCCACCATCTACCCGATCCAGGTGCAACGAGACGGGGTTCCAGCGTGGTGGACCACCAGGACGGATCCGTTTTGATGCGCGCCGGGCTCGCAGTGCTGGCGTCGCTCGCGCTCGGCGCCGCAGCTGGTGCGCTCGCCTCGAGCGGTCGGCCGCAGCCCGACGACGGCGGCCATCCCCAACCCTCGCCGCCCACCGACCTCTGGCCGGCGGAAGCGCCTCACTTCCTCTACAGCGGCGGATTCAGCCTTGCCGATGCGGGCTGGGCGGCGGTCGACCAGCCAAACGACGGAGGAGCCCCCCGCGTCATCTACACGGGCCGCCGCGGTCCAGGTAGCGGCCCATAGCCGGCCCCGGTCCGAATTCGCCCCGAAATTCTCCCGCTCCTACGGTCGTCGCGTGAGCCCGCGCCTGCCCGAGACGCCTGCCGATGGTCTGCCCGTTGCGGCGCCACCGCGGCGCAACTCGCGCAACGAAGTCGACCTCTCGCGCGCCGCTCCCGAACTCGAGGGGGCGAAGGAGCGCTGGACGATGGAGGCGCGGGTGGCGTTGGGTGCGCTCGTCGTGACCCTACTGGCGATGGGACTCGGCGGCGCCTTCTGGGTCGGTGGCATTGCCCGAGATGTGGCGGGCCTGCAGCAGTACCGCGAGTCGCACGCCACCGAGGGCGAGCAGCGCAAGCGCGAGGTCGATGCGCGCTTCCTCGTCGATGAGGCCGCGATGCGCGACGTGAAGGCCACGTCAGAGACCAACTTCGCGGTCATCAAGGAACAACTCGCCGAGATCAACTCGAAGCTCGACGACCTCAAACAGAACCACCACTGAGCCGCTTCTCGCGGCGGGAGAGAACACGCATGAAGCGCCTACTGCTGATCCCGATGTTGCTGCTCGCCTCGCCCACCACCTCGCAGGCCAGCGTGCCGCGCGACAACGTTGACCAGCTGCTCCGCGAGGCGGTCAGCGGGAACACCGCGCTCGAGGTCGAAGGCCTCGAGTCCGGTCCCGCCGTGAGCGCGGCGCCCGCGGCCGCGATGCCCACCGTGCTCGCCGCCGAGGTGGCGCCCGCGCCGGGCCCGTCGTTCCTCGCCGAGGCCGCCAGCTTCATCGGCGACCACCTGGGCGGCCTGGTGGGCCTGCTCGGGCTGCTCTTCAGCACGCCCTTCGTGGCCAGCCACCTCGACGCCAAGCGTAAGCGGCAGATCGCGCTGGCCGTCTACCACGGCTACCACATCGCCGCGGACACCGACGCCGAGCTCGCGCCGGGCGGTGCGAAGAGCACCGCCGACAAGATCACCGCAGTTCTCAAGGCAGCTGACGACTTCATGCGTGCGAACGGCTGGCGGCCCATCAAGGGCGACGACACCGCGAGCGACACCGCTGCCGCGCTGGTGAAGTCGCTCGCTGGCCAGGCCAAGGTGGCGGTGGACGCGACCACGAAGGCGCCCGCGGTCCCTTGATGGCCTCGCCGGCGGACGGCGCGGCCGTCGACGAGGGGCTGACCAAGGTCGCCACCGACGTGCCCACGGGCACCGGCTACGCCGAGTTGATGCTCGGCGCCGACGAGGCCAGCGGGGCGTACGCGCGCGGCGAGGTGGGGCTGCATCCGCTCGACCCGCTCTCGCTCTTCGCGTTCGCCCAGGTGGACACCACGAAGGGCGCGAGCGCTGGGCTGGGCGCGAAGCTGACCTTCGACCTGTGATGCGTGGGCGCGCCTCGGTAGGCGGCTGGGCCTCATAAGCCCGGTGACCTGGTTCGACTCCAGGGCCCGCAACTTTCCCGGCCCGCGAGGGCCACAACGACGAGGGCGGCATGCACTACAAGGACGGCACCGAGGTGAAGATTGGCGACGTGTTCAAGAAGGTGGAGCACCACGGCGCGCAGACGATCACGACCTTCGGCGTCGTGGCCACCAAGAGCCCGGACCACGCAACCTGCAACCTCGGCTACATCCCGCTCATCTCCAGGACCGAGGAGGGCGACCAGCGTCACACCCAGTCGCTCCAGTTCCAGGTCTCGGCGTGGAGCGCGACGGCGAGCGACTGCGAGAAGGTCGCGTAGGCGCTGCCCATGGTCGCTCCCGCCACCCAGCTCGTTGCATCGGTGCACGACGCGCTCTGCGCGCGCTCGCCTGCGCCGGTGCGCGACCTGGCGGACGTGATCGCCGGCGTCGCCGCGCGCCGCGCGCCCGAGCTGGGACCGCTGGCCATCGGACCGACGCGGCTCGCCTTCGTGCTGGCCGGCATCGGCTGGCGCGAGACCGAGCTCGGCACCGCCGAGGACTGCGACGTGCCCGGCGCCGGCTGCACGGGCGACTTCGCCCTGCGTCCCGCGAGCGCGAAGCGGCAGACCGACGCCTACCGGATCATCGAGACCGCGGAGGAGGTCGCCGCGCTCCCGGCGTTCCGGGTGAAGAGCAACGGCCACGAGGTGCGCTGGCACATCCCGCGCGACCCGCAGGGCCTCCACATCGCGCCGCCCTACGCCATGCCCAAGGACGGGCGCGGGTTCGGACGCTCGCGGTGGCAGCTCGACTACGACGCGCACCCCGAGTTCGTCACCGCAGTGAAGGACGATGGGTCGCCGTGCTGGGCCGACGACACGTGGGCCTGCGACAAGGCGGCGGGGATCTTCCTCGCCGAGCTGCAGCGCCTCGGCAAGGAGCGGCTGGCGATCGCCGCGTTCAACTGCGGCGCGGGCGGCGTGCGGCATGCGCTCGACGAGGGCAGGGACTGCGACTTCTACACTACGGGGTCCAATTACTCGCGGTGGATCCTCGAGCACATCCAGAGCTGGGGCGGGTGATGGGACACGGTCACGTCGTTCCGAACCCCGATGGCAGCAAGGCTCGGTGCGGCGGGCCGTCGATGTGCCGCGTGTGCCAGCTCGAGCGCGCCGCGCCCGATCGGCGAGGCCTGCCAGGTCCTGCAGCAGGTGCCACGGCCAGCTCGGGAGGGGTGATGGGCTACCAGCCTCGGCCACTGCCGACACCGCGCCCCTCGAACGGCGCCGGCTACTGCCGCGGCTGCGGCCGTCACGCGGCGCTCAACCGCAAAGACCGCTGCCGCCGCTGCGAATGGAGGGCATCCCCGAACCACACCTACAAGCCGCGGGAGGGCCCAGCGATCTGGGGCGACGCGCTGCCCGAATCATTCCGGCCGCCGGGGGTGCGGTGATGAGGGTTCTCTTCCTCGACTTCGACGGCGTGCTCAACGACTCGCGATTCGGCGCGCGCGCGTTTCGCGAAGGCCCGGTGCAAGCAGAGTACGCCGCGCGGCTGCAGCGCGTGCTCGACCGCTCCGGCGCGAAGGTGGTGCTCTGCACGGCCTGGCGCGTGGACGGCATCGCGGAGTGCCGGAAGCACCTCGAGCGCGGCGGCCTGCGCGCCGAGGTCATCGACGCGACGCCGGACCTCAGCGAGCCGATGGGCCCGTACCTCACCGGCTGCCCGCCTCGGTGGAAGGAGATCCGCACCTGGCTCGAGGCGCACCCCGAGGTGGAGCGCTACGTGGTGCTCGACGACATCCGCGACATGGGCCCGCTCGCCGCGCAGCACGTCTGCCCGGTGGACGGCCTCACCGACGACGACGCCGAGCTCGCGACGGAGCTGCTGCTCAGGACGGCGCCATGATGCTTCCTGGCGACTCACCCGAAGCCTGCGCCTGCCACGGCTGCACCGCGGTGGCGATGTGCACCACGCGCATCTACCGCGCCGGCAGCCGCTCTCCAGGGACGCACCGCACCTGCATCGCCCATCACCGGCAACTCGACGGCCAGGCGCTCACCGCGAAGCGCTGGCGGGAGCTGCTCGGCCGTGGGTGAGCTGCACTCCCGCGTCGCCGATGCGCTCTGTGGCTACGGCCTGGGCGTCATCACCGGCATGGGCCTCGCCGCGGCGTACCTCTTCAGCATCGCGGCGCGGGTGCTGGGCGAGCGCCCGCTGGAGCTGCT